TCACGCAACTAGAAGCCTGCGACCGCGAGCAAGGTTGGACAGAAGAGCCACTTTACCGCACCCGCCCCGTCTCGCTGGACCGGGAGGCGGTGGCGCGGATCATTGATCCAGAAGCATTCGAGGCTTGGGATCGTGCCGAAGGCAACTGGCGCAAAGATGAAGCCAAGGTTCGCTGCTGGCCCGCAGAGGAGAAAGCCGACGCCATCCTCGCGAAGATCGAGGGGAGGACGTGATGCACATTCGCCTGTTCACGCTTCCGAAAAGTGAGTCTGCGAAGTGTCTCGTTCGGTACGATGCTGCGTTAGCAAAAATTGGGGTATCCGATCGTGACTGACACCGGAGCCCCGCCCATGACGACGCGCGACGATCTAGTGAGCGAACTGCGGAAGATCGAAGCTCGGTTGATGGCGTCAAACGAGACGAAAGCTGACGCTTGGGACATTGGCCTTGCAATCGAACAGCTTACCGCCAGTGCCTCCGCCCTCGAAGCGAAGGACGCGGAGATTGCGAGGCTAAAGCTTAAAGTCTTAGGTTCTACATTTGATGAAAATATCTTTGAAGCCAGAGCCATCGCCGCCGAATCCCGCGTCACCTCTCTAGAGCGCCAGCTTGCAGAAGAGACGGAGCGGTGTGCGGCGCTGGCAAAACTCCATGCATTCGTTGTCGAGCATTACGCCAATCAGGACATGAACCACATGGACTTCCGTGTAGATGCCTACGTGATTGCCGCCGCGCTCGAACTGACCAAGGAGAAGTGAGGATGGCGAAGAAGCCTACGAAGCTTATTTACTGGTGTGGCTTCATGGACGGGAAGCCGTCTCTTGTGAACATTGATGACAAATGGGGTGGCGCAAACCTGAGAGTAACCCCGGCTATCTTTCTCACCAGAAAGCAAGCCCGCGAGCAATACTGTGATGTCCGGAAGATCGAACTCAAGGTTGTCCAGCCATGACCCTCTCCCCCACAGCGCCTGGAGAAGGCGGCGCGGAATATTGCTCGAATGGTGCCGTTCAATGACGGCGGCTGGCTTGAACCGCACGGTCATAATTTCCCAGAGCAATACACCGAATCCGAGCAGACTAAGATTCGAGCAATCGCGCTTGCAGCCATCTACGCCTACCTTGGCGACGACATGGTTGTTGTGCCACTCAAGTTGGCGCAGCGCGTCACAAGTATCGCTCGCCGAAACGAAGACGCGCCAGAGATTCACAAACTTAGCGCCATGCTCTCCGCCGAACTCACAGTGAGGGATGCGGGATGACGTGTGATCGAAACCTGATCGATGTTGGCTGCACTATCGTAGACAACGACCCACGAATGAAACAGCGGACCCTGACGATCAGGGGCTTTGTTGATGGACTGGTTACGACGCACGAGCACGTCGTTAGGGCTGTTTGCGAGCCTGTGTATGGCGGGCGCTATGTCAAAATCAACGTCAACAGTATCCACACTGACGGGGTACCTCGACGGTCGGGCTTCTCGCTCGTCCCCTCCCCTCCCAATTCTGAGGACGCGGGAGCATGACGCGGGCGGCGAATGATAACACCCCGCCAGACGACGCTCCGCTCCGACTGGCGCATGCGCTCGAATACGCATTCCCCGCTGGTGGCATGACTGTGTCAGGATTACGTCAAGAGCACGCCAAAGGACGGCTAAATCTGGAGTTGATCGCCGGTAAGCATTTTGTAACACTGGCGGCAATCAAGGAAATGCGAGAACTATGCCGCGTAGAAGTTCAGGCCCGCGCCTCTGGCAAGATAAGTCCAGAAATTCGTGGACGATCGTCGACGGAAACAAACGTATCCGCACAGGATATCCTCTTGGCGAGGATAGCGCAGCGCAAAAAGCACTTGCGGAATACATAGCCAAAAATCACCGACCGGATGGCGACCCTAACCCTAAAATTTGTGACGTCATACTGGCCTATCAGATGGACCATGTTGAAGGATTGCCCTCAGAAGATTCCATAAGCAACGACCTCGTTCGGCTCGGTAAGTGGTGGGGCGACAAGCGAGCATCCGACATCACCGCAGACAACGTTAAAAAGTACACCAAGCACCGTGGCGGCAAGACCACCGTGCGCCGGGAGCTAGGCTTCCTAGAGACGGCCCTGCGGCATTGGAGCAAGAACTATCATCCAATCCGCGTCCCGACGATAAAGCGGCCTGAAAAGCCACTCCCGAGACAACGCTGGCTCACCATCCCAGAGGCCGCCAAGTTCCTGCGCCACATCCGCAGGCAGGCCGATTGCGAGCACATCGCTAGGTTCTTCCTGCTTGGCTGGTACACGGGCAGCCGCGCTACGGTCATCATGAAGTTGCAGTGGGACCAGATCGACCTAAAGGCCGGCCTTCTCTACCGCCAGCGCCCAGGAACCACCCAGACCAAGAAGCGCGCCCCGCCAGTCCGCATAGGAAGGCGCCTGATAGGCCATCTCCGCCGCTGGCGTCGTATATCTCCGGATTCAAAATACGTCGTGGAGTACCGCGGCAAGAGCGTGGAGCGGGTTGCTAAGGGCTGGAATAAAGCCCGCACGGAATCCAAGCTTCACGACGTGCATCCGCATGTGCTGCGTCACTCGCGTGCAACGCATCTGTTGCGTCAGCGCGTAGATCCGTATGAGGCCGCAGAGTCGCTCGGCATGTCGATAACGGTGTTTCAAAAGACGTACGGACACCACCATCCCGATTGGCAGCACACTGCCGCAGACGCTCGGTAACCGTTACCGTATGGTTACCGATTGCCACAGAAACCCAATAAAATAAGGGTTTCCTATAACGGCAACAGAAGCCTCCACTTCTGTTTCATTACCGCAATCATTGAAAACACAAGAGAATTTATTGCAGTTTGACGTGAACGGACAAAGAACATCGAGCCTATCCGTTACCATAGCGTTACCATGTGATGCACTCCGCCCCACCCCGCAAACCATGGCGCAAGAAGCCTGCCCCATACCTGCGCTACTGGACCGGGAAGATTGATCGGCGCTCCAAAGTAAAGTCGATTCTGGTCTACTGCATTGCCGGCGAAGGCCAGAAGATTTGCGGCCATAACTCCGTTGTCAGGATTGCCGACCTACCGGACTGGGATTGGGCTGACATTAGCGCCCACCTGCGCTGTACCAAGTGCGGCGCTGTCGGCTGGGTTGATACTCGGGCGAACTGGTCGGACGTGATAGATTTTAATAAGCCGACGCCGGAGTCGTATAAGAGACTGGAGTGAGCCCGCTCTCCGATCTATGGTTGCACAACCATGGAGGGCAAGATGGCTGGGTTTCTTAAAATCGTTGCTGGCATATGCCTTGCGGTAACTTGGGTGGTGTGCGGCATCATAGCCGCTGGCGCGCTATTATCGAGCCATCCGTCCGCACAAGACGGCACATTCTGGATATACCTAATGGTGACGTGCGTCGGCCTGTCGCTGCCTGCCGCCATCCTGTTCGCCTTCGCCGCGATCGTTGACGACGTATCAGAGATGAAGGCGCACCTCGCCGCGATGCGGAGATATTACGAGCCTGAGAGGCAGGCATAAAAACGCCCACCAACCGTTTAAGCTGATGGGCGCTGTAATAAGCTAGGTGGGATTCGAACCCACGTTGAGCAAGGTATCGGCTATCTGGCGCCACCCGACCCATTATCCAGTCAAGCCCTTATTCGTTCGGGATCAACTTTCAGCCATCTCAGTCACTAGCTTATCTCTGGAGCCGCCACCAGGATTTGAACCCGGAACCTACCGCCTACAATGCGGATGCTCTACCGTTGAGCTATGGCGGCCTATTTCATGAAGGCCCGATAGTCACGTCGTGACCAATAAGCCTTACCGTCCTTCTCTGACTTCCATGGATTGCCGAACGCCTTTGGCGGCGGCAAGTCATCGTCGAGAATACGCGAACGCACTACGCGCCTTTCACGACGATGCTCTATTCGCTTGAAGGGCTTATCGCTCTCAGCGCACGTCATGCCGTGTATTGGTACTTTCTTTCGTGATCTTGCCATCACACCCACTCATACCGATCGACCATGCTGCACGGCAAGAACCAGCCCTGCGCCGGAACGTGGCAGAACTGCACCTTATACTCTGGCGGATGTTCCGGCTTGCTGTGCGTGGACCAAACAGAAGCAATCGCGATAACGACAACTAGGAGAAGTATTCGCATGGCACACCGCGTTGCAGGCATGTGCGCCTGCTATGGTGTTGGCCGGGTATCTCGCATTTGCGCGATCATGGTAAGAAAAATGTAGCGTATTTCTTACGCCTCAACTTGCGTAGAGGCCGGTCCATCCAAGGCCCGTTGCGCATACTCAGGTCCGAACTTTGGCCCCATGTAATCCGCGTCCTCGCGCGGGCCTTTCCACGTAAGAACCGGGAAACTATCACCGTGCCCAGCCGTTGTTCGAACCCGCTCCCAGTTAGCAGGGTCAGCGTAGATTCGTAGCGCTGCTCGCAGTTTTTCGATTTCGCTCATGCTTGCCTGCCTTGGCTCGGTTTCTACTGCTGCGCCGCTACGCGGCGGCAGTAGGTGTTTGGTTGTCGTTGGCGGCAAACAGCGGCGAGTCCGCACTAATGCGCTCGCGCGCAATAGTTGCGTAAGCTGGATTTAACTCGATTCCGATAGCATTGCGGCCAAGTTGCTGCGCCACGAGTCCAGTGGTGCCAGCACCGAAGAATGGGTCAAGGACCGTTCCGCCCTCGGGACATCCAGCGAGAATGCAGGGCTTTACGAGGTCAGGCGGGAATGTTGCGAAGTGGGCACCTTTGAAGGGCTTGGTGGATACAGTCCATACGGAGCGGGGCTGGCGCGATTCGTAAGACGTGCCACCCTCGGGTCGTAGATGCTCTGGGCGACCTGCATCACCCTTTGGGTGGGATACGCGCTTAGTGTTGCGATTTTGCGGGCGCATTACACTCGGTTCTTTCACCGCCTCCATGTCATAATGGTAGCGGGCCGACTTGGAGAGCATATAGACCATCTCATGCGCGGGCGTCGTGCGATCGGTGACGCTCACCGGCATCGGGTTCGGTTTGTGCCAGATGATTTCGTCGCGCAACCACCAGCCGTCGCTTTGGAGGGCGAGCGCGACGCGTGCGGGGATCATTACCCTCTGCTTCCGGAATGTTCCTCCTTTGCCATGGCCGGGTGTATCGGCGGATGAATGTTTATTCTTGTTGTCGGGCGCAGGCATTCGATTCCCTCGTGCACCGCCGTACGCGTCCCCCAAATTCAGCCACAGCGTCCCATCATCACGCAACACCCGACGCACTTCGCGAAATACTTCGACCAATTCCGACACGTAGGCGTCTGGCGTTTTCTCCAAGCCAATCTGGCCAGCACAACCATAATCACGCAGTCCAAAATAAGGCGGGCTAGTCACGCAGCAATGAACGCTGCACTCCGCTAAGGTGTGCAGCACATTGCGAACGTCGCCTTCTAGGATTTGGACACTCACGCCGCCTCTCCTACGCTAGTTGGTGCGGCCGGTGCGGCGGCGCGCTGCTCCCTCATCCACGCCACACACCCAGCCAGATAGTTGATCGCGCCCAAGCACTCCGCTTCCGCCGCATCGTACTCACCGCGCTCGATCATGCCAGCCGCCTCGCCAGCCTTCTTGATCGCCTGCCCGAGCGGGAAGCCAGGGCCGACAAGGCGTGTCGTTTCAAGCATTGGCTGCTTGTCGAAGGGCAGGTCCCGCGCGTGACGCTCCTTGCCTTTGCCGGTTGCGGCGTGGGCGAAGGCCGCGTCGAGGATGGTGCGGAGGGTGGTGTAGTTAGTTTCGTTGCGCCATTGCGCCACGCGCTCGGCCGCTCGCGCGACATCATCTAGTAGACCGTTACTATTGGCAGCCTTCGGCTGGCCAATAGTCTCAACCGGCTTGCCTTCCGTTGGCGACCATTCGGAGGGTGGGATGTCTTCTGCCCTAGGACCAGTCGGCCCAACGTCTCCGCGAGTACATGGGTAGTGGAAGGATAGCCCGTCCGGTGCCATCTTCTTGCAGCACCCCGGCCCCTTGCACGCCACCACCCCACTCTCCTCCAAGCCCGGCACAGCTACTGCCTCATTATTGCTGCGCGTAGCGGCAGCAATGCGTGAGGCGATTTCGGCTATTGGTGACGATTTAACGTGGGACCCACCAAACGGGGGGGCGTCATGTTCTTTTCCAGCCATTCGCATTGCCATGTCTCTTGTTGGCCATCCCATCACACCGCCTCCATCTCTCTAGTTTTCTCACCACCCACCACCGGCCTAAACCGCCACGACGCAAACGGCTTCTCAAAGTCCACGATCTGCGCGCCAACCCGGTAAGGCAGGCGGTCGTTGCGGATTTCCGCAAGCAGCAATCCTTCCGCGCCGAAGTGATCGAGCACCACATCCCGCACGGTGTAGTTCTCGCCCAAGACAGGATACACCTCGTCGCCGTAGCCGAGCGTTCCGAGGTTGTCGGTTGAGATGCAGGTAACGGGTTGGTTGGGGGTGAAGGTCATGCTGGCTCCATAAAGTTAATCACGCAAAGCAAGATTATGAGGGCTAGTGCCAGTTCGATTATGCTCACGCAGCCTCCGCAACTTGCGTAGCGGAGGAAAGGAATGCTGCAAAGTCTGCTGCTGACAGCGTGAGCGTGGCGGTCTTGCCTTCTCTCACATGCGAGCAATCGTTCGGACTGTCCTGCATCGGACCTTTCTGCGGAGCCATGTTGCAATAGTTGTTACAGTGCTCGTCACCGGGTGTGCAGCGTCCCGGTGAGCCCCTGTCCGCCGCAAAACCGCAAACATAGCAGCCATAAACTACCGATGGATCGCCCCGGAAATGAACGGATACCGTACCGTCGTCCTCCCGTGAAAAGTTTATGTATCCTGGGTATTGCTGGTCTAGGTTTGTATGTGCAGCAATCAACTTGGACATTGTGTACCTCAATAAAACGCCTTCGGATCAAATCCATGAACGCGGCAAACCTTTGCCGCCAACTTTCGGAACGGCATGTTGTGAACGTTCGGGTCGCTGCTTTTGCTTTCCATTCCGGTCTGGCGCAAATGAACATGCACCAGCTCATGGCTCATCTTTTCTAACAACGTCACCGTATGGCCGACCGATACAGACGAGACTTCAATGGTATGTCCGCCATCCCATACGTACCTTGCAAACTTGTCGCGGGCCTTAGTTACGCGGAACGTCACATCGTCGCTGTCAGGGAGGTTCCAGCGGCAGAAGGGCTCCGTACTGGCCAGATAATCATACGCAGCGGCCAGCACTTCTGGCGTGAGCGGAAGGTGGGTCATTCACCTGCACCGCTCGATTTCATATCCATTCGTGGCATGTTTCAGACAAGCATCACGCGCCGCGTAATATGTGCTGATATTGTCAATGCCATTTCCGACGAGCATAAGTCCTCCAAACATACAGCCAATGCAGAAGACAATAATTACCAAACCTCTTGCTATACTGGCGGCCAAGGCTTTTGCTCGTCTCATCACACCACCTCCAACTTCACCGCAGGCTGGCCACCAACCACCGTCAGTTCAATGCATCCACCCATGTTGAGAGCGCCAAGCTCATCCTTACTGAGCATCCAGCGGGAGGTGCAGGTTTCTTCATCGCGCTTGGCCGGCACTTCACCTGGAAATTCGTTGGTCCAGTTGTGAGGCGGGCGGTACGCTACGTTGCACTCGGGGAAAGATACTGGGGTCATGCTGCACCTACTTGCGTGGGTGCAGCGGCGAACAGCGCGCAAAAGAAGTCTGGCGCGGTGAATAATTCGGCGCGATACTGACTGCCATCCTGCACATAGGCTCGGGCTGCCTGAAGCGATGAAGTACGCATCGCGACGAAACTATTTTCCTCCTCGTCACTGTCTGCCTCATGTGGTTTTGGTGAAACCTCGTCCGTGATTCGCCAGCGCTCCCGCACCGCTAGGCACTCTCCGAAGCCAGCCTCTTTCGCCTCCCACTCTTCGTTCTCTGATTCCTTTTTCCAATGCTGGCATCCATCACATCGCATCACGCCGCCCTCCGTACTTCATTATCGTTTGCTGCAACCGGTTTCGTAGAAGCACCAGCAACCATTCCAGGCGTCAGAGTGACCCGGCTAACCTCGCCGAACGCTTTATGGTAGACGATTACTTTCGCCGACCTACCGGACAGCCACCCACCGTTCGCCGCATAGGCGTCTGGAGCCGCTAACGTCTCATGCTGCTCAACCTTCATAAGGTTGGTAGTTTTCAATTCGTCGCTGTGCTTGTGCCCAAGGTGCGCGTAGCTGAATTTTGTGCTGCCATAGATTTCTCGGAATCGCCCAGCGAACACAGAGTCGGCGTTATTGACTCCGCGACGATGACCGTGATGAAAAAATAGAGACACGTCACCGTGCTTATAAACGTAGTACGTGCCAGCGCTGTTATCGACCGTAACGCGAGGCTCGTTCTCATAGAACGCTGCGAACATTTCACGCAACCACGCCTCGCTGGCGGGATCGTGGTTAGCATCTGCCATGACAATGTGGACGAACTCGTGCTTAGTCAGAAGTCTCGCTATTACTTTTCGAAGCACCCGAATGGCAACGCGAACCATTTTCTGAAAACGAGAATCCGCATCTAGAACGTTGCGGTGTGCGGGCGTGACGCTTTCGTGCGAATCGTGATGGAGAAGGTCGCCTAGCTGTGCGAGTACGGCGGTTTGCGCCCGCGGTGCCATATCTATCGCGGCACAGAACCAATCCTCTAATAGTTTTTCGGAAATAGAGAGATCGTAATCCTCGTCTCCTGTTTCCTCATGCCAAGAAAGACAACCCATGTGGGCGTCCGTTACGGCATACATGCAGAGCAGATCGGATGCCGTCCAGAGAGGAACCGGAACGACCGCATCCACTCTCGGAATCTCATCCTTAAATCCCGCAACAGCAGCGCGCATGGCGTCCATCTGCGCTTTGGCATCCGCCCGCTCCATGACGACTTCGCGCGTGGCGATACGCTGGCCGTCCGGTAAGATGTCATTCCAAGATGTGCGACCCTTGAGCGCCAAAGCATCGATAGGTTTGTACGGCTCACCCAGCTCTGGCTTTTGCTGAACGGTATCGCCGTGCGGAGAGTTGGTAATCTTCGCGATCCTGAAGCCGGGCAGGACCGCTGCGGTCCCCATCACCCCCCTCTCCGCAGCCCTCTTAAGCCGGTTCTGTAGCGTATCCCGCGCCACCCCGAGCAGGCTTGCGGTGCGGCTTTGGTTGCGCTCACAGGCCTCGTAGGCCGATACGGTGGCCCTCAACACTTCATCTGAAATCGGAGGAGTCGGCATCAATCACCGCCATTTTGGGAAAAGGAAATAAGCCACGATGAGCACAATCATGATTGCCCCAATCGTTTGCACCGCTAGGTTGGGGTCAATCATCGATTGTCACCCTGCCAGTCCCACCCAACCCGATAGCGCGAGCTGCGCCATAGGACAGATCAATACAACGCCCACGCACATAGGGTCCGCGATCGTTCACCCGAACCGTGACGCAGCCTTTGTGGCACACCCGCAGGCGCGTACCGAACGGCAGGGTCCGGTGCGCCGCGGTCATGGCGTGCGGGTTCATGCGCTCGCCGGAAGCCGTCCGCTTGCCGCCGTAGCCGTCCCCAACGCCATAGTGCGAGGCGACGCAGGTATGCGCCGAAGCTGGCATGACAGCCGCAAGCAAAAGGATAGCCACGATCAGGAATGAAGGCATTTAACCTCATGTAGTTATTGTGTTTTACAGACTAAAAAGGCCGCACGAGGCGGCCTTTAAGCCGCTATTGCCCGTAAGTAGGCGTCAGCGGCGCGAAGTGTCAGAAAATAGTCCGCCGCTACCCCTATAAATTTGGTGGCAGATCGGGATTGGCAGCGGGGAAAAATGCAGAAAGTGGCTGTGCTGGCGCACAGCGCGGCCTACTGCTTCGGGATGAAGTGCATCAGGAAATTATCGAAGCGCTCAGACAGCCTGTTGACCGCTTCGGTAACCTCCCTCATCGCGACGTGGCTTACGTATTCTGCCGCGACCTGTTCCTTATATTTTGCCAAGGAACGCTCAAGCTCGATGACTTTGCCATTTGCTCCAGTAGACATGATTTCAGCGGCATTGGCCTTATCACTGGTGCGCTGAATGATAGTCGCCAGCCTCCAGACCACAGTACCAAGCGCAACCAGCGCAGCAACCGCGCCCCATTCAAAGATACCCATCAGCGCCACCCAGCACGCAGTTTATCGTACCAACTCAAAAAGCGATTCCCGCAACGCTGCATGACGACGGTCTGAACCCGATCGTCCTTCCAAAGCTCCTCAACCTCCGCAGCCGTCAAAGCTTTGCTGGGGATTGCTACAGGTCCGTTACGAAAGCATGCCTGAATGTCTGCTGGCACTGGCGGCAACTGTCCAGGTCCGTCTGCGGGACACCCACCAAGAAGTACGCCGCACAATAATAGCGCGCACGTTGTCGCCGAGAGAGAGACAACTCTGTTCATTTAATTTTCCCAATTCGTCCGGCCGCGTCTGCATCTAATGCCGGCGCCTCATTCTTAGGCGTTTCCCTCGCCGACTTTCGAAGCTCGGTGACATACTTATCGTCTTCGATCGCTTGTCCAGCCTCGTGCTCATTGGCCGAATTCACGGCCGATGTACGACGCTCAAGAAGCTCGATCCGATCGCGTGCCTGTTGCAGGCTGTAATGGTCGTTCATGGCGCGGACTCCGATAAGCAGGCACAGTAGGCCGGTTACCAGTAGCGACACGAGCTTAGCGACTGGAACGTACTGGCCCAAAACCGGAAACCACTTCAGAAGCGGAAAATATCCAACAACCAGTGCTGCGAGCAGCACCAGGCCGATAGTGCCGAGAACCCAGTACGACGTGACGATTGCGATAATGACTGACGTCATCTAACGCGGACTCCAAATTGAGATAACGAGAATAAAAGCTACGATCGCCGCAGCGATGCCGATTGGACCGAGGAACATGGTTTGCTCCTCGTACTGGAAGGTTCTAGCGGCTGGCTTGCGCCAGTGTGGCGGCGGGCATGACAGTGCGTCATTTGCCATCCTCCACGCCCTCTAGGCACAAGGAACGCTCCGACGTGCGAGGATCGCCGCGCAAACCGCTGCGGCGCGCAATCAAGCCCTTGCGGACTTGCCCATCGGATCTGATGTACCAGCCTGCAAATGCATTGCAGCCCGCCGTGTAATCGCCAGCGTTCATGCGAGCCATCATTGGCGACCTACACACCGCGGCGATTCCCGCGTTGTATGCGCCGTCAACAAGGGCCGCCCACACCTTCACCGGGAAGATGCGTGTTGCGCACTTGGCGACACCGTTCACATAGTGTGGCAGGCTCTTTTGAATGGCCGCGTCGCATTCCACCTTGGTAAAGCGCTGACCTACGCGAACGTCGCCGAACTCATCCGTCTGTCCGTAGCAGTACGTCACAGGATGGCCAGTGCCGATTGCGTCCCGGCGCGCAACCTTGTCCATGCCTTCCCACGTCGTGGTAACTGGCGTTGCCGCCGCCACGATAGCAGCCATCAGCGCCGCGCTGATGACTACACCCTTCTTGCCTACAGGCTTGCGTGGTGCCGTCATTGCTCAGTGCCCGGCTGACGGAGAAAACGAGCAATAGAAAACGAGCCAATGAACAGCCCACCACCGATAATGAACCAGCTAACCGGAATGCTACCAGCAAGCCCCGGCCACAGAGCGGCAATCGTGCCGACAACAATCCAAAAGAATGCAACTCGCATTGACCAGAGGCGGAAAATCTCCCGCTTCCAGTTGTCGATCAGCACGCGGTTAATCAGCAGCCGCATCGCCTAAAGCACCAGCGCGACAACGACCAACGAACCCGCCCACATAACCAGCGCGCCTTTCGGGCGGGCCTTGATCTTGGCAGAAGTCCACTCCAAGGGCGCAAACAAGCGAGCGCACAAAGACGCTAACGTCATGGTTAATCTCCTAAATTTTGTGGGGGTTTGTGGCGCTAAAGCGCTGCACTAGGGCTGGATAGGGCCGGTTTGGTGGGTTAAGGTTGTGCGCATGACGCTTGGGGGAAAACTAGAGGCGGCAAACGGCCATCCGTCCGGCTTCGACTATTTGCGCCTCGCGCTCGCCGTGTTGGTCGTGCTCATCCATGTGGTCGTCGTCGAGTATGGTCATCTGTACGTGGTGGAATTTTGGAACGTGGCGTGGCTCCGCCCGATCGCCGGCATGGTCCTTCCCATGTTCTTTGCCTTGAGCGGCTTCCTAGTCGCTGGAAGTCTTTTCCGAACCAAGACGCTGCCAGGATTTCTTGCCCTGCGCACACTGAGGATTCTGCCCGCGCTAGCCGTGGAGATTACGCTGTCGGCTCTCATTCTTGGGACGATTTTTACAACGATGCCGCTGCGCGAGTATTTCTCTGACCATCTGTTCAGTCGATACTTCCTGAACATCCTCGGTGAACCGCAATATTTTTTACCAGGCGTGTTCGCATCCAACCCAAATCCCTACTACGTGAACGCACAACTTTGGACCATTCCGTGGGAGCTGCAGTGCTACGCAGCCATCGCCGCGATGTCTCTTTTTACACTCCTGAAGGGACCTCGACGATTGCTGGCAGCCTTTGTCATTTTCAACGTCTATCTTGTCATCGCGACAAAAGACGTGATCCCCTTTTTTGCGGTGCCAGCGATTTGCTTGGTGCAAGCATTTCTCGCAGGAGTGGTGCTGTTTTCCTTCAAGCACAAAATCCCGCATCATCCGGCGCTGTTCGCCTTCTGCGTCGTGATCTCATGCATCATGTTTTCGATCCCGTATGGCCGTCTCTTCGTGGCGATTCCAGCAGCCTACGTCACGGTATTCATTGGGCTGACAAATCCGGCGCGCAACTGGCTTCTTTTGAGCGGTGATTACTCCTACGGAATCTTCCTTTACGGATATCCGATACAGCAATCAGTAGCTCATCTGACCGGCGGCGGTCACTGGCTCATCGGCATCGCCGCTGCGTTGCCTATAACCTTTTGCGTCGCCGTTATTTCATGGTGGATCGTAGAAAGGCCTGTGCTCGGCCTGCGCAAATACATTCCTCAGCTTGAACGCCGCATTCTACGGATCAAGAATTTGGCGCTTCGTTTTCTGGTGCCAACACTACAGCGGGATCCTCTCCAACTGCCTGAATGATAGCTATCGTTTCCTGGTCGTCAGCGTTCACAAAGGTCTTCCCAGGTGCATTCCAGCGCAGTTGCTGACCGATGGTCGCAATAGCGAATGCCTGCGCCGCCTTCTGATCACCGAGACGAGCAAGAACCAAGCTTTTTGGCACCGCATGGTAAGGTGGCACGTTATAGCGACGCAAAACCTCAACCAGCTCATCCTGCGTCTTTACGCGAGTTAGGCACTTCTCACCTGTTCCAAGCCACGCAAGATACGCAGGGTCTGTCGCGCCAATCAACTTCCCAACCGCGCTGCTGAAGACACCCTCCGTGTCTCCATCGACTGCCCAATAATGATCTCGCACATCGAATGAAACAGTCATGAGCTATCCTTTAGGCATAGAGACCATACGGCGCTGTCGCGAAGTTGGTGCCGGTACCTGCCGCATTGCCCGGCAGGTACGTTGTCGTGTTGCCATTCGTGAAAAGGACAGCGCCGTTGGTGATCTTGTAACGCGCGCCTGTAGCGCCTGTCCCTGAGAATGTCATGCTGTGAACCTGGCAGCTTCCGAGAACCTCAACGTCTGCCCATGCAACAGTGTAGTTTGGCGTATTTGAGATCGTAACCGTCAAGAACGGTGAGACGACTTGCGCGCCGTAGAATGCTTGAAAGTGCCGCGCTCCGCCGCCGCTAACCGCATAGTTTGAAAGAGCGGTGATAACTGAACCGGGACCGAAAGCGTTCATATGCCCTGCGGCACATGCTCCAAAGTTAACATTCCCAAACCGTACTTTAGACCCAGAAAGCGCTTGAATTCCGAAGCTGTTTGCAGCGCCAGAATTCTCCATTTTCAGGTCTTTGATGTCCCAGGTTGTCGAAAGACCATCGGCGTTGAAACATGGCGCCGACGCAGAGACACTTATCAGCGAGTTTGCAGGCGTAGCATTGTTGCCTTGAATAACAAGGTTTCCTGCTGCTGAGAACCCAACCACGTTCTTCAGCGTGATAGCGTTCGTGTACGTCCCATCCGCAATCTGAATAGTTACGTTGAATCCCGCAATGTCAACCGTTGACGCTATTACATCAATTGCCCTTTGGATGGTTAGGTATGCTCCGCCAGACGTGTTTGAACGTCCATCATTTGCATCGCTACCGTCTGGACGTACGTAGAGCGTGAGGTCGGCAGTCAAACGACCGCGCGCCGGCGCCTGGTTCTTCTGAATGAACAGAACGCGCCAATTACCAGAGCCATCGCTGACACAGTACCAGCACTCACCGTTCTCGGTGACCATGTTGGCCCCGCCCGGCAATACCATGGACGTGGCGTTGTAGGTGATCGACACCTGTGCGGTCCAGCGAACGATGCGGAATTTATATGGGCGCGTTCCAAACGACGTTACGCCGGTCGAACCAGTGGCTCGCACTCGTTCAGTGTTCGTTGCGCCGATGTCCATGGTTGACCCGGTCGCAACGTCCGTTTCGCCGTCTAGATGACCTTCAGAACGCCAAACCTGCTTGCGCCAGCCTGTGCCGGTGCAACTCAGCAAGGCTTCCTCATCCTTGTCGAGAACGAACGTCAGATCACCGTCAATCGTCTCGGACGAGTTAGCGTCGACCGTAAGCAATCCGGTGTTGATGTTGCGGACGAAAAACGAAAAGCCCGCACCAGCAGTCGCGGCCGCAAGCAACGTAATCGTATGCGCGCTCGCCGAATTCATCAGCACGCGCTTGCCAAGGTCGGTCGCGAGCGTGGTGTAGTCGGCGGTCTGAACGTTCTCAGTCATCGTGGAAAGAGAACCGCCGCCTGACGAAGTTCTGAATGTGATAAAGCCGGATCCTGTACAAAACAGGATAAGCGCCGAGCCATTCGACAGCGTAAGCGACGTTGCGCCATCAACCGTTTCCGAACTGTCCGGATCGATCGTGACTGTTCCGCCATCCGCCTTGACGTAGCAGTACCAACCGTTCGTAAGAGTTGCGGCGGCGGTCATTGCGAGCGTTAGAGATGCGGTGCAGCGGAGCATCGTTCCGCGGTCGCCAATGGCAGCCGTGTAGTTGCTGGAGATACCTTGGACAGTGTGGCTGTCGACAATGCCTGGCGTGTCTATATAAAGCGTCCAGTAAGCGGTCGCAGTATCGGGCTGCTGGTTCGTGCCCGCCTGAATGTTGATGTATGCCTTGCCGCTATAACCAACGACGTCGTTGACGGCGTAAGCGGTCGCGCTTGAATAAATGCCTTTCCAAGTGAAACCGGGGCCGGTCGGGCCTGTTGCACCTGTTTCTCCGGTGAGGGTAATCGTCCATGACGTGTCGGACCCACTTCCGACAACACCATCAACGGTCCATGCGAGCGCGCCGGTCCCCGTCGTGTAAGACGACACGATACCGATGAGCACTTTGCTGGCGTCTGCGTTTGCCACGCGAATGCGGTGGCCCGCGACGAGCGCGAGCCCGGTCTGAGTGGTGAGCGATTTGCTGCCGGTTCCGACCGTGACGGAGCTGGTGCTGGTGCCAGAGATGACAGGCGTATCACCCTTTAAGCCAGGGTCGCCCTTGGCTGCATAAACGGACCAGTAAGTCGGTTCCGAGGATGGGTCTTTGTTCGTTCCTGCCTGAATTGAGATGTACGACGTGCCCGACTTGGTCACGACATCATCGACAGCATAGGCCGTAACCGAGGCCCACGTTCCGCGATATGTCGAGCCCTTCGGTCCCGTTAGACCGATGTCGCCCTTATCGCCCGTCCGATCGAGCACGAGGATGACTGCGTCGCCATTGGTGAACGGGTTGTCGTCACCGCTCGTGGCCACAAACGTCAGGTTGCGGTAGCCGGTCGGCGTCGCGAACGCCGTGACGTTGCCCACAATGCGCGCGGTCTGGTCCGACTTCTTGTACAAGCGAGCGGCGCATTTCACCGCCGAGGTGCTGGCGGCGAGGTCGGCCAGCGTTCCGGTCCAATCCTTGCCATCTACGTCCAGCACGTCCGCACGCCAAACGGTTGCGGCTTTCTGCGACGCGCCGGGGCCTAGGCGGATTACGCCGTCGCCGGGATCGCTGTCGGAGGTTGTGGTGCTGAAAGTGTAAGGGATGGCGATAACGCCGCCATCTCGACCTGCGTCGCCCTTGGCGGACGACAAGTCCCAATCAGACGTGCTGGACTCGGGCGGCGCGTTCGTGTTCGAAGTCTTGGAGACGTAGGTCGATCCGAGCCGTTGAACGGAATCGTTGATCGCGTAGGCAGTCGCGCTATTCCACGCGCCTCGCCAGTTAACACCTACAGGAGTCGCCTGCAATACCCAAACGCCGCCAGTCTTGATCCACTGTACCCACGCGCCTGCGTTCGTCTTGATGGCGAACTGACCGTCCTCGCCAAGGGAGGGGTCCGGCTCGTCGCCAGTGACCACGTAGAAAACCGTCAGGCCGTCCAGCATCGCAAGGAACGTCGCGGCGTCGTAGCCGACGAGCGCGGTGTGGTAGCGAAGCAGAGAGGCTTTGAGAATGAGATAGGTGCCTGCTGTAACGTCAGCGCCGGCCCATCCGGTGAACAGTTCAACGTGCGTATCGTCCGTGACGGTCTGGATCGGCGCGAGTGCGCCACCGGCGAACAGGTAATCGCCATCCTTGATGTTAGCCGACAACGATGAGCCAGTGAACACGGCAGTCGTGTCAGTTGCAGCGATCGTGAGCGTGCCGGTTTGATAAACGAAATCGGAGATATCGAGTGGCGTGGTCATTTATAGTCCTGGGGAGATAGCCAAGGGGCCAACACGCGCAAACGCGCGTCTTCACGGGCCTAGAGGCGCGTGGCGGATAAGGTGTGGTGGTGTGAAGGGCGGCTAACGCCTGCCCGCTATCTGCTAGTTTAGCGCAGCCAGAGCCGCGTCAATGTCAGCAGGCGTCTTTGCTGCGGCAACGGCCAGCAAAAGTTTCTGGCGCTTAAGTTCACGCGCTGAGAAATGGTCTGGTTTGCCGAGAACGTCTCTGGCAAGTTCTTCCGGCGGTAGGCCGCGCAGGCAGGCCTCCTGAGCGAACGGATGATCCTCGGGGAGGGCAACACCAGACATAACTTGCGCCGCCGTAGCGCGCTTGTGCCGGTGCGCCTGATCGCGGTGCGCTTCGGCTGCGGCGATACTGGCGAAGTGAGAGTTGATTTGTGCCGTGGCGGCGTCGATCTGCGTTTCAATACTAACGATAGCAGGCTCCGCGAAGGTAACAGCACGCTTCACGACGCAGTCGTTATGCGGCAATCCAGATTTTTTTCGCTCCACGTCTACCGAATGAATCAGCGGATTGAAGTCGTACTCGCCCTCAAGAAATATCCAGTGCTGCCCGCTCTCGGTGAGGACATCGCCATAGGTTTTATTAGGACCGGACATGGTATGAAGTGTATTTCCTGCCTCGTCATGGATGACAAACATCGATCGAATCCTAGAAGCTATAATCAAGAACGAGATATTTGACGGTCAGCAAAGACGAGCATGCCGAAACAATCTCAAGCCTGTCAGCAAATACTCGCGGGTAAAGTGCGCAGCATTTCCAAATCTGAGAAACGCCATTCCCATCGCCACCTGCGCTATCGGATACTTTCCAAATCGCCGTACCGTAAGTTGTGTCAAGGACGTTAGGAGCCGTTCCGCCACAGTCCTCATAGACTGGCGTGTGCCATTTGTTATCCAGATACGGTAGCATTTCACCGCCGCCGATCAACGGCAGCACCCACGCCGGTGCCGAACCGATCAGAAACGCTGCAGGGTATGGATTGATGGTTCTGCCAAATGGGATTGGCGTTACGTTCTGAATTCCCGGTCGTCCGCTATCCTTCGCTCGATAGCCATTCCGCGGCGAGATCGTAACCGAACCAGCGACAACAACTTTGGGGCTTTTCAGATCAGATGAAAAAGCCATATCCATATTGCCGACCACGGTGACGTCTTTGCCGGCTTTTGATACCCACAACCCTTTTCTGGTTTTTGCCATGTTGTTGCCGGTCATTACGCGAGGAGTCATGCGTCGATCCTAGCGTTGAAAATCGCCCAATTTGCAACGAAGCGATATTGGGTTGGGGCAAAAACGCGAGTATCTTGGAGGCTTGTGCAAAAAAATGTAAGAACGCCGCTTACAATCTTCATGCTCATGCTAGTAAATCCGTCGAATGTGGCGTCCAAAGTTTCTATTACGCTGCCGTTTCTCATGAGAACCTGCGTAACTGTCGCCCACATTTGCAGGTGTGAATAGGCTGCGTATTCTGCTGGCAACGCGACTTGAGTTGTTTGCGAACCACCAACACCTTGATTAATAAGAACAGTGGTCGAGCCAGACATGACTTTTTGATATGCAATGGACGAACTATCGAATACGAACTCGCCTGGCTGTGCGGTGAGCACGTCTTTCCCGGACTTTGAAACCCAAATCCCGTAAACTCCGTTTCGCCTACCCCTCAGTGCTCTGCGCGTTGACATCTAACCCGTCGCAAAAACGCTGTATGCAAACCACTGTCCGTTAGGATTGTAGAACGCCAGCGGGTTGTAAAATGGAAGGTTGAATTGCCGAACCGTGATGGAAGATTGATCGATAATCGCTACGGCCGGCACCCATAGGTGCGTTCGGCTTCCGTTTGTGAAGTTGCGGATATTGTAGAGCGTCAGGTTCGTTCCATCCCACGGGTAAATCACCGCGATAGGAACATATGGCATCGTCGGAAAACTCACCGGCGAGCCGCCGCACTGGACAAGGCCCGCTGCAACTACCGAACCGATGTAATCGACGTTGGTGTCGAGAGGAATGTTCTGCGAGTTTACGGCCTCTGTAACCGCGTCGAAGCCGGGGTTCGAAACTCTGAAACCGGGATTTGCTCCGCCAAAGTTTCCACTGACAATTCGTCTAATCACTGATGATCTCGCGACCGTTCTCTAGATCGATGACATATTTTCCATCCGGGCTTTGGATGATGCCTGCGGTCATGGTGCCGAAGCTGCTGAAAACCGCGCTGACTTCCTCGGCGCTGATCTTCTGTGCCTCAATCATGCCGTCGCCGTACATGTCGGCTCTGAACACAATTTTTGGAACGCCATCGACGTTCGCAATCTGGAAGATATCAACCGGCTCGCCGCCAGTTATGTCGGGAATTGCGAACTTGATAAGGTTGGCAAGAAATACCAGCGCAGATGTTCCGCCGCCCGCAAGCGCCTGAATGCCAGCAACCGCTCCATCTGCGTTTACGGTCAGGCCCCACGAAGCCGCCAAATTCCCGTTGATATCTGCAACAGCAGTAGCGTTCTCGGCTATCTGTGCGGTTTTTTCAGCGAACGTCGCTTCCACGCTCGTCTCAAGACTGGCCACGGCCTCTGTTGCAGACGCAGCCACTGTGCGCACTTCGCTGATGGACGCGCTCAACGCCCCCGATACGGCGTGGAGGTCAGACCTGATAAGTGTCTTGTCGACCGCAGATTTCCCAGCGATCTGTGCAACCGTAGCAGCGACCAACTGCACCAGCGCACGCACCTTGTCATCACCGACTTGGAACTGGTTAGAGACAGCTGCTGTCAGTGCCTCCTGGTCGAAATCAAGCGCTGTAAGGCGCGTATCACGCGTCGTTACATCGAGCCAATCCGACCACAGCATGTCGCGCGGCGTTGAAGGCAGATACTGTCCGCGTGCCTGATACTGCGTATTCGGCAGAATTGATTGCGTGACAATAATGGCCGCTGCAGCAAGTTGGTCTGTGCGCCCGCGAGTGACGTCGGAAGCATCGGACTTGAGGCGAACCTCGTACTGGATGCCGACGACACCCGACATGTCGCCATCCCACGTCATGCGGATGGCTGGGCGCCTGTCGTTTCCTGCGGCGTCCTTTAGAACGACGCCTTCAACGGCCCAATCGACAACGCCCTGTGGGACTGGCGGCGCAGAAACAGTAGCGCCTGGAACGCTAGACTGGAAATCAGTATCGTGGTCCCAGTCGTAGTCAGATGGATCAACTTCAGTCAGGTCTAGCGTAACGTCGAGATTAGCTTTATCGACCGCGCCGTTTACTTCAAATAGCTTTGCATCGTAGCCATTGCGCGCGCTGGTCCACTCGCCAACGTCTCCAGGCTCGACGTACCAGAACATAGGCGGGAATGCGATCGTGTGCCTGCGCGCTCGTTGTGCCGCATCAAGCGCAGACTTCATCAACCGCTGGGCCTGTGCCGAGTACGGCACGAAGTCCAACGAGACGTCTGTCAGCAGGCGACGGTTGCCTGCTTCGACTTCAAGGTCGGTTCGGTAAAGGGGCGGTGCCGCAGTCGTTTGCCACCCCTGCGCAGGATCGGGGTATTTCGCGGTGACACCGTTGATGGTGTCCGACAGGCCGAAGAACGGCGTGAAGGATTGTTCCTCGGTCGAAAGAATATCTGCGTCGGTGAATGTAAACGTCGGGCTATCCGGCGCGCCAAGAAAAACCTTGTAAAAACCGCCAACCTCAGCAAGCTTTCCTTGGCACGTCGTCAGAAGGCTTTCGACGGTGTCTGCAAGCTGCGATGACAGTTCAATCTGGCCGCCCGAGCGGTAGGTAGGCTCAGTCGTTGCGCCGCCTGCATCTATGCCAGCGCGGCACTTATTGATCTGGACAATCCAGTTAGCGGAAGGTAGGCGTGCGGCAGCGAGGCTCTGCAGCCCATAGAACCACTTGTTCTGGTAGGACATGCCGCGCAGAAGATTGTAAATCTGCACTGCAGGATAATCGTCGCCATCGCCGCCCCACGTGGTAGGATCGGAGTAACGATGGGAGCCTGAGCCGCCAGCCGTGTCGTCTTTTGATGGATCGTAGAATTTGACGCCGGAAACGCCGAACAGATAGGTCGGGAAGCCAGTAAATAGCGTGTCTTCAACAAGCGACGTGCAGATTGCGTATGCAACGCCAGTGCCTACGCGCGTGGATTCGTAGGGGCGTTCTGCACTGCTAACCTTGCTTGTTAGGAACGGGTCCGCGACAGTCTGTGTGCCGTCGTAGAACTTAACCCAAAGATGGTCCTTGCCGTCCTTCAGGTACTCTGTGACGGGAAAGCCCTTATCGGCGTCCGCGGTGGCACCAAGCGTAACCTTGGTGCCGTTCACCCAAACTTCATTAAGTCCGGCAATCGGCAGGTCGCTAAGCGCGATAACCTGCGTGAAATATGCATTGGGAGTTTGGCCGTCGTTGCCCCACGTATTGGCATAAACGAGCGAGCCAGCCGTCGCTCCCTTACCCACCATGAACGAGCGCGCAACGTCGCCGCCTGTAGATAGCGAGCCTTGAACGCCGGACGGTCCTGTCGGCGCAGCGTTCGGCTTCTTACCGGCGAGCGCCTTGGCGAGATAGCTGACGCCGATGCCGGCAGCCATCTGCAAAGCGAACGTGCCGATAGCCCCGAGCGCACCAACAAACGTGGCAACTGACGCAATAGCGGCGGCGATGGCGGTAAAAATAACCACGCTGGGGATAGTCCTTGGATTTTAGGGAGTGCGGCCCTTGGCCAGTGATGGGCGCGCTTAGGCTGCCTTCAAAAAGTATGTCTCTGCTGCGCGGTAGCCGCGCCGCTCGTACAGTTTTCTAACTGCCGGGTCTTCGCCCATGCCGCCCATTCCACCGAACGAGCAGCCTTCGCTGCGCCACCAATCGTCGTATGCGTCGAGCATCTTGATTGCGGCGATGCCACGGTGCGCCGGGTCTATCCACCAGACGCGCTCCTGAGCCAGCCACACTGGGCCAAACTCATGCTCGTATGCGTGAGCGAGCAGCAATCCTTGCGCTACACCGTCGACATCAAGGACCAGACAAAGCAGACGGTCGCCAGACAGGTACTTGAGGAACATCCGTTCGGCGTAATCGGCATCAAACGGGAATACAAAGCCCGAAACGCCATCCGGCCTGTGGAAGCCTGCACCTGTTCGGCTATCCCGCAGCAACTCGACTGCGCGTGGAGCGTCCGACAATCTACCGCGGCGGATCATCCGAACTTCTTGTTGATGCTGGCTGGCACAACGCCGTTCGCCCTGCCCCAGAAAAACTGAGCGGTGCCGATAGTTGCCGTGTCCTGATAGAAATTGTCGTTAGCGGCGCGCAATCTCTGGCTGGCATCCGAGCGCGTATCAGGGTTGTACCGCGTCATTTCCTGCGTGTGTGACGTGCAGGTAAGCGTCACTCCGCCTTCCGAGTTCTCGGCTGGAGTCAGAATTTCGATCTGGTCGATAAAGCCGAAGAACCGCGGCGGTGCTGGAGAAACCAGCTGCCTGCTATTCGGATCGAACAGCCCGCGCCAGATTTGAACCTGACCCTGCTTACAGTCATAAGTTCGGACCAGATCGTTGACGTTGTCAGCAACCTGATTGAGCTTGATCGTTACGTTCTGAACAGTGATGTTCGATACGAGCGGAATATCCGAAATCTGGATAAGGCCGCCGGCGCCATAGAACGATCGCGTCGCAACTCCACCCGTGGCAGGGTCGATAACCTGAGTGGTGATAAAACCCGCACCTGACCAATATCCGTCAGTGACAGCATCGCCAGTGGTGCGGTCGCGCACGATAAACCACAGAAAGTCGCGCGCGATTAAGCGGCGGTCCTGTAAAGCGGCGTAGTTTTCGGATGAGATTGTGCGCATAGTTGTTACGCCGCTTGGCGTAACAATGCGGCGCATCCTTAATGGGTAATTGGAAAATTGCGCTTACGCGCTACTGTCAGGCCCTGCGCTTAACGCGCCTCAATCGCCTGAAACGACACGGCGCCCCAGCCGGTCTGAGGGTCCGCTTGGCTCTGGATAGAACCCGGCACGATCGCCATAACACAGGCCGGGCGCTTAACGATCACCGTCGTTGCAGGGCTACCACCAGCAGCAACACCGGGCCAGATATGCGGACGAACCTCAAACTCCGATGTTTCGCCGGCACCGCTTGCTGTAGAGTCCTCCATCACGCGATGTAGGTCAGTCCCAACCTGAACCATGTCGCCAACAGACACGACATACCCGGCCGGTAGACCGCTAATGGAAATCGACTTGCTGTTGGTGCCAACGCTCAGAAGCGTTGCGGTGCCGTTGAAGGAAGAACCAGTCGGCCACGTCCCGCGCGGATACTTGATCGGATAGTATCGCGACATTTGCCATCCGTAGAACGTCTGTAAGCCGTTCTCCATGGCATCAAGTCGCGCGCGCCAGTAATCCAATTCATTAGGGCTCATCTGGCGAGACTGTGCCGTCAGCGTCCACAGCGGGTCGCCAAGGTCTTTGACGTAGGTCTTGCCGCCAGCAACGCGCGACTGTTCCTGCCGGTAGGACGGCTCAAAGACCGTTGTCCAGCCGGGGAACGTGGCGAGCAGATCAATTGGGTATGTTATTGTCACGCCAGCACCCGCCTCTTCTTTGCGTCGAGGACGGCTGCAACCACCTTCGGAGGAAGCGCGGCATCATGCTGCGCGAGTGCTTGGCCGATAAGCGCAAGCGTTTTCTCGCTGGCGTCGCCTTGGACAACCACGGTGCTGCCGCCGACGGAGACTGTCGTACCGCCGCCAACACCGCTATTGCGGAGAACGTCGTTAGGAACGATTTGCGCGCCGCGGGGGATGTTGAGAAGTTCGGGGCCGTTCTCGCCAATGATAGACGGTCCACCTGGGGCATAATTGGTGCCACCGGCGAACGTCGGAACCGACAGACCGCCTGCAGCACCGACAACCCCGGTGGGGCTGGAACCGCCGCCGAACAGGCTGCCAAAGAAACTACCAAGACCGCCAGTGGATCCACCAAACGCGGACGCCCACAAATTATCTGCCGCCATCGAAACAAGCTTATCAGCTATCTTTCCGAGCGCATTTACTCCGGCAGTCTTAAGCGCATCCATGGCAGACGCGCCGTTGCGAATTTGCGTAGTGAAGTCGACAAGAAAGCTTCTGTTTACATCCTGCCCAAGCGTACCAAGCTGACGTAATGTCGCAGCGGCCTGAAGACCAGCGGCTTCTGTGCTGGCGAGAGCGGTCGGAATATCGTTTCCATAGATACCCTTGAGTTGCTGGGCGATAGACAAATCTTCTGGGGTAAGGAACGCGGACTTCAGACCAAAATCAGTGTCTGACGCAACCTTCGCTTTGGCTAACGCATCAGCCGCTTCTCCCGCGTCCTGCGCTAGGTCTTGGATTTGATCCTTGACCTTCTGTGTAATAGGTATACCGGCTAACTGAGCCGCTGTGAAAAGTTGTGTCTGAGCCCGCAACTCTTCCTGCGCAGCGGCCCCCTTACCTACAGATTCGGAATCTGCTTCAAGGCGAGCCGTGTGTTTAGCAATGGCCTCCGTGGCGCGGTCGTAAGCGTCTTTTGTACCGCCCTTCCTGTCGGGGAGTTTCGCGGCATTTGGATCGTCGTTATTGGCAGACACTGGGCGAGATTTCGGCGTTGGAACGCCGTTAGGAAAATTGACCTTAGATTGCTCTTCAGCGACCGCCCGAAGCTGCTGCGCAGTGAGTACAGCTTTTGCGCGGATTAGTTCAAGACCTGCTACAATATCTGGGTCGCCCTTACCTGAACTTTTCATCCGTTCGATGACGCGAGACACTTGGTCAGCGTCTTGCGCTGCGCCCTGCATATCTTTTCGGAGAATATCAAGAGCATCAGCGTAGGAGTTAAATTTATCCTGCCCGCTACCAGCCTGAATACCCTGAGCCTTTAGGGTTTCGGCTACAAGTTCGTTGGCCTTCTCAATAAGACCATCTAGCCAAATAGCTATGTCAGCAGTAACCGACTTAAACTGGGCTCCCAACTGAGCGGTTGATGCCTTCCACGCCCGGTCAAACTCAGCGGCCTTTGCAACAGTCGCTCGGTCGATTACAGCGCCAGCATCGTCTGCTCCTGCAGCAATATCTTCAAACGACTTGCTGCCATTTCGCAGCGCCTCAACCCAGCCTTGTGAAAGACCAAGCATCTGCGCTGCCTTGGTCTTCTCTGGCATAGAACTGAATTTGTTCAGCAGTCCTCCAGCGATATCCAACAACTGATTGAGTGTGATTACCTGTCCGTTGCGGTCTTTGTATTTGATGTTGTTTGCGTCAAGTAGGCGCGTCAGAGAGTTTTCGTTCTGCTTCGCGTCAGCCAGCAACGAAGCAACTTTACGCAAATCATCAACTGAGTCGCTGGACGACACACCGCCCTGTCCGGCCGCGAACTGGATGCGCTGAAATCTATCTGTCGTAACGCCGACAAAAGTGGCGTTGCGTTGTAAATCTGCCAACTCACTATTGACGTGAGCGAGCGCCGTAAGAAGAGTTGTAACGGCACCAGTAACACTTGCGGCGGCAATGCCCAATGAGGCAAAGCCGCCGATAGACGGATTCAGACTCGCAAACTTGCTCTCAATATCGCTAACCGCCTGGTCTGCAATATCGCCAGCCTGGTTCATGTCCTTAGAGAACTGGTCCAGCTTTGCGCCGAGCTGGACCACAAGATCATTTGCCACTAACCAAGCCTCGCGACCATATCGTCAAATTCTGAATCGCTGGGAGGCTTTACCTCCTCTTCCGCATTGTTCGCTTTATTGTACCCAGCGATACATGCGCGCATTTGCCAGAATGAGCACTTGTCTACTTGCTCTGGCGTGAAGCCTATTGCTGCACCGTTTCCGTAGACGACAGAGAATTGGATTGGTCCGTCTTCTCCGTCGTCACTGTCGCTTCCGTCTTTTTTTTTGACGGCTCATCGTCTGGAACGCCGACTAGAGCGGCGAGAAGCACTGGAAACGCCGTCTTGGAATGCTCAAGAAGTGGCTTCCCGTCGAAATGACGCACCAGAAGTTTATTTGCCTCTTGAAACTCCAGACCGCCGCCAATTAGGCCGGCCTTAAGCACATCACGAACGTCATCCGGCCACGCATTTTTGGTGCGTAAAAGATCAAGCAGGCCACCAGGACCAACTGGCTGTGCCCCGATTAAGACGCGCCTAGAATTTACGCTTTCTTGAAGGGAGCGGAATTCTCCGATGCCAATGCGAAAGCGCCGCGTTTCGTCAGCCCATACAAGTTCTATCGAACCGTCAGCACTCATAGTTTCGCATTCTTGATTTTTGAAGAAACAACAGCGCCGCGATGGTTTACGGAAGTTTGGTTATTTTCGTTGTCAGCCCTGATCTGTCTGATCTCGTTGTTTTCTTTTATCGTCTCTTCCAACGTTTCTTTATATTGTTCAGAACTTCCCTGCTCATACCTGCGGGCGGTGTTGAAAAAGAACGGCTCTGGCGTTTCTTTCTTAGTTCCGAACTCAGTAGCCACCGCATAATCGTAGGTATAACCGGCCAGAGTTCGCTTTGTTGTCGTCTTCCCGCCCGCGATAACCAGGACAGAGACGGTCATTGAGCCGGGTGTAATAATAGAGATGTCTTTTTTACGAATGGATGCGGCAAGTGTGCCCGTATCCTTTGGGCACACATCGCGCATATTCTCTATCAACTCGTCAGCCTGCTTAAGAATGACCTCATGAAAATTATCCCTGGTCTGTGCGACCATGGTTTTCATGTCTGATCTAAACTTTGCGACTGACGGGTTGTACGGCATTAGGCCGCGTCAACCCACGTCACTGCACCATCGTTCACCAGAGTGATATCAACTGTAACCTTCTGGCCGCGCTGACCACCGAGTTTGAACGAACTCAAAATCCAGGTGCCCGCGTAGTGACCAAGCGTAGCATTATCCAGTTTGATCTGAGCGTTCTTCGCTGCAGCACTCATGAACCAATCGTTCCAAGTGGAGAACGATTCAACAGCCATGACACCAGTGCCGCTAACGGTAGCGGACAGGGAATTAACGTCCTTAGCTTCCCAAGCGGGCGCTTCTGGATCGGCACAATCGGGCAAGACTGTCGTATTGGTAGAGGCAGTCAGATCGAACGACTTGGTCGTCAAGCCGCAAGGTTCGGCGAACACTTCAGGAGACGCACCGTCACCTACAAGGATAAGGAGCTTTGTGCCGGGGAGAACGGTCGGCTGTGCCATAGTACGATGTTCCTTTCATAGAACAGCAAGCCGCTAACGGCGGCGTGGTAGTGCGCAAAATGCGCAGTATTCAGGTTGGGGTGAGGAGCGCGCGGAAGGTAAGTGACACTCGGCGCGTTATTCCGTCCGGGTCTCGGAGCGGCTGGTACGTGCTCAGTTCGAACACGACGACGTTGAAACCAACGACGTTTAGGTTTTGCGGCTTGTCATCCAACTTCGCGACGATGGCCGCAGCAATTTCCTTGGCTTCTTTGTATCCGCTATAAGTCGACCACACATCGATGATCGGGTAACACTCTGCGCCATCAATGCAGCCTGACTTGTCAGGAAGCACTTGGCAGTCCCCCATGGAGACGTATGGGTTGACGGCATTCTGCGGAGCTGCGTCATACACACGCCCTCCTACCACAGATGGCAGCGCGCCAGTCGCGGTCAGGGCACCAAAGATTGCTGTTTGAAGCGGAAATGATGGGTCAATCATTGGCCCATTAACCGTTCGATGAATCTCTTATCGGATGGCGCATTAACCTCTATTGGCTCAATAGGATCAACGACTTCACCGGCCTTCGCTGCCAAGATAGCGCGAACTGCGGCCTCTGGGACGCGCTGGTAGGTGCATCCACCGATGTATTGCAAGAATGCGCGAGGAGTGGCACGATAGGAGTAATCCTTAATCATACGGACTGTCTTCATATGAATAAGATTTTCCTGATTGCGGCTTTAATGATTGCAGGCCTTGGCACTGCGCACGCCTCTACGGACGAGGATGTTCTTACATGCGCGAGCATTAAGGACGGTGCGCAAAGGCTTTCGTGCTTCGATGCTGCTGCGAAGTTGATATTAGCAAGAAGCACGACCATGCCAGAAAACTACATCCTGCAGCGCTTCAAGAAGACGGCCGACAAGTAGCCAGCACTCAGATCAGATACATCCGCTTCCGGTTTTTCTTCAGATTATCTTCTGCCCATAAAGGCATCAAATTCGTAAGAGACCAGCACGCCTTGAATTCGGGGTCTTCTTTGTCTTCAAAGTCAAACGCAACTCTCGGCACTATGTGGTCTACGTGCCAATCACCATAATTGTCCCACGTCATGCCCCGCTTGAATTGTCGCTCAAGGTGAGACATCAAATCTTGCCGCGTGTAACCAACTATATCTTGCCAAGATATGCCGCCCTTGCCAGAAATTGCCCGCCTGACCAGAGATGAAATATTTTCGTGAAGTCTAGTGGCGGAATCCCGGACCCTGGTCTTCCTTGCTATTCTTGATCGCTCTCTGGCCTTATCGCGGATGACGTCTATATTCTTGATCTTGTATTCTTCGCCATACTTATCGGCGCGGCGCTTAGAGCATGCATCGCAATATCGGTGGCAGCCGCCCTTGAACGCTACGGTAACGCCGCAGTCTGCACAGTCTATTTTGTGTATCTTGCGCTTTAGAAAAGTGTTTAGAGAGGCTCGTCTCGCTGTCTCTCTTTTTGATTCCAGAGCACACGACTTGCATCTTTTCTGAATTGGGCTCGCCCTTCGAACCTCTGTGTCACAATCGATGCATATAAATGTTGGATTCTTATACTGACGTGCCATCGGTCTCTATTAGGAATTCCAACATATCATTTCTGGAATCAGGGTTGATGTTAGACCTGACGTTAAAAACCACACCATCAACCAGCACTCGATAGGTGCCATCGATCAATCGCGTTGCAGTGCTGGACCGGACGCGCAGAACACCAGCCTGATTATCGGCAATGCGCCCCTGCTGGATTTTCTCTCGCGCGCGCTCTGGCGACAGTTGCGCCCAAACCGTGACGTAGTCTGCCCAGCCAGTGGTCGAACCACCGGCACCGTCAGGAGTCGTTACCAGTGATTGGAACGTAGCGCGTTTGTTTAACGAACCCGCGCGCACTACTCACACCCTCTCAAACGCAAGCCACGTACCCGAAACGTGCTTAATGTCCGCGCCGTTTTTGCATAGACCATCCAACACGCGGCTGACGTCAACAGTGCTAAGACCATTGTCATCGTGAAAAACAATAATGCCGCCACGGCGAACGATAGCTTTAGCGAGTGCATAATCATTCAGAACCCCAGGCTCGCTGTGGTCGCCATCGATAAAAACCGCATCGCAAGCAGGTAGGTCTTCGGCGGTTAAGTCGAACGAACCTTTATCGCGTAGCACAAGCTCAAATCGCTTGTCAGATAACGCCAACTCCCCGGCAATCTGTGGAGTCTCGTTCCGTTGTACGTTGCAGGCGAATTTGTAGCCAACCGGAACGTCTACACCGACGTATCGCTCAATCGTGGATACGTTTCTGAGCATGGCCGCTGCGGTGCGACCGTTGTTGCAACCAAACTCAACTACGGTTCGTGCGCCACTTAGCAAATAAGCCAGAGCATCTAATTCACCCGGCCACACATACCTTGCATGTAGCCCGCTCAAATCCACCTTCGGCGCGTTTATGGTAACGCTCGATCGCTTCGTCGGAGAATACTGCAAGGCGCGCGGTAGCTGTTGCGACGTCAATCGTCTTGTCCTTGATGTTATCGTGTTTGAAGTCGTCACAAGGAACGATTGGGTCTATTCCAAGATAAGGACTGTATCTGGCACCGCCACTGAAACTGTAACTGGCCTCGTATGAGCCGAACACTGCGCAGACTGGAGTTTCAACCGCCTGAGCCAGTATTACAGCGAACCCCGGCGATGCGAACACCATGCTCGAAATAGAAAACAGGCCAGCCAAAGTCTCAAAAGGCAATTCGCCAGAGTGGAACCTTTTGTCGGCCTCAACATCATGGCCTACTGTCCACTCAACGCCTGGCACCAAATCTGCAATCGACACCACAAAGAATTTGTCGCGCACGCTCTCCAGCAGCTTTGCGTATGCGTCTTTGTCTGGATTTCGCGCCGCGCACCCGTTCCATTCTGTGCGCTCAACTAGTGGGCGATAGACTAGAATTGGCTTATCTGGATATCCGACCGAGGTTCGTGCTGCATCCACCCACTCGGCCGGAACCGGAATTCTGAAGTCGGCCCTATCATACGACACGTCGCAGTTGAGGCACATGGCGGCGAGAACACCGCCGCACTGACGAACTTCGTTCGGCGCGTACCATACTTTTCGAACTCTGGCGCCCGCCGGCGCACCTGTTGCAAACTTTCCGTGCTCTCTCTTGGCGTTTTTCGACTGAGTCCGAAGTGCCGTTGGCTTGTTTATTACTCGCAAGCCTTGCGCAATCAGGTCGTAATATGGGGAAACCCACGAGGTCTCTAGTGTAACATCGTAGCGCTGCATCAACTGGCGGATAACGGCGCGCTGATGTAGGTTATCGCCTAGGCCGTGCATTCCTTGCAAAAGCAGGGGTCTTTTAGATGCAGTCGTATCCATAATAGCTTGCGCTCTCGCTCACAATTCGCCAAACGCGGTATGGCGCGAGCAAGGCGCGAACCTGTCTTGGAAATACGGAGTTTTGTCCTGGCTGCGCGCGACGCTGGAAATCAGAATCTTCCGTTTCACGGTCGGCATACATATCGCCAATGAGCAACAGGATCGCCGCAGTAATCGCTGGATTTAATGCAATTCCGTCTGCCGTTGTCGGACTTGTTCCGGCCAGGTAAATATCGCGGTCAAGATACTGCTCGATCGCCTCTTCTGCGGCTCCTTGATATGCCGCAATCAACGTGTCGGAGTCAGTATCGTCAACGCGCAAGTGCGACTTAACAAGGTCGATATCAAGCAGCGGCATTTAGCGTGTTTCCTGTCGCTTGGCCCACAGCCGCAGCAAAATCAACCTTCGGGTATTTTTGAAGTGAGCTAACTGGGGAGGCGTTCAACACCTCAACACCTAACCGCTCAAGCAATCCAGACTGGGCATCCAAAACTCGGCGCCACCGAGAAACGTTTGCGTCTACAGGATTGTTTAGTCCGTTTTCGTGATCGCCGTGCCAGTGAGTGCCAAGATCAACACGCATGTCATACCCGACTAGGATAATGCGGCGTGCGCCGAACTGGATGGCGATGTTTAGAGCGTGAAATCCGCCATTACCGCCCCACCCTATTTCGCCAAAGCGATTAAACAGAAGTGTGTCGTCATTGCGGACCAAAGTTACTAAACGCAGTCCCCACTTTGGATCTGGTGCGTAGCCATCTTGCGAAATCTTTAGCCCTTCGAACGAGGGCGCCCCCTGCCGCGCTTTCCACCAGTCGTGGTCGCAGGCATAGAGTGCGTCTGCCCACGGGGCGAGCCTGAATCCATCGTTGATGACGAGGACTTTAACTGGTCGTCCGTTTGCGTCTCTTCGTCCTCGGACGGCGGACAGGTCAACGTCTTTTGCACTTGGTCCGCCGGCAACGATGACTGCTGTGCATCCGCGCCAGTCTGGGAACCATTCTGGTGCGCGACTCCGAAAGGGTCGTGGTCATTATCGGCAACTAAAGATGCCGCCTCCTGCTTCTCAAGAGGCAAAACTTCGATTGCATAACCTAGGGTAATAAGTTCTTTACCAACGCCTTCATCTACATCTCCGACACTACCTCTCGGTAGTCCAGTCGTAGTTTTTAATGCGCGTATTTTCATTTTGCCCCGAACAGGAAGTGGTGTGGTGGGCACCTAAGCACCCACCACATTTTTACTTAGGCAGCGGTCGTCATGGTGGCAATATCGCCAGCTACGAAGCTCTCAGGGCGATACACCGCGAGGGCAATGCGCTCTTCGACGCGAATGGTGCACATGTTCTTCTCGAAATCATCCGAGTTTTCAGTCGACAGAAGAACCTCAACACCCATACGGTCGAACACCTGGGCACCAAGATTGAACGCACCAGTCATGAACTCACCGGACGTCATGGCCTGAGACTCTACAACCGGAAGGTTCCACAACGACGGTCCAATCGGCGACGCAGCGTTACCAACAATGTAGCGGCCCTGCGTGTCCTTGGTCAGTTCGATGCGCGCCCAATCAACAGGATTGAGAACGAAACCCGACGCCGGATAGTTCGCCAAAATAACCTGCAACAGTGCAAGACGCAGGCGATCGATTGCCTGCTCATCGGCAGCGTTGAAGGACGGCGCGTAAGCAGTCGCCTGCGGCAAGATACCGTTCAGGTTCTGGCCGGTGCCATTACCAGTCAGGAGCTGAGTTTCTTCAACGAACTTCAGACCGTAGGTACCACGAGCATTGATGTAGCTCGCAAGGCCAGGAGCATCGTCAAGGATCTGGCGCGATGCCTTGAAGATATGGGCGATCGTGCGAACCGGTGCCGACGCCATGTTGAACGTGATGTCAGACTTCGGCTTGGTCTGGCCTTCCGTCACAGGGCGGGCATTGTTGGTGAAGCCCGTTTCCTTGACGAATTCGACGTTGCTGGACGCCGTCTGGCCTGGTGCGATCAAGTCGCGAATGGTCAACTTGCGCTGCGGAGGCGTGACGATGCCAGGGACGCGAGCGCCAGGTACCAGCGAGGTGCCAGCCGAACGGCCAGCGCCAACCGTGGTGTCAGACGAAGTGATGTCGGCACGCTCAACGCCAACGCGAATCGCGCCACGCCAGCCGCCAGTCATATCAGTTGCCTTGAACTGCTCGGAAGCAACCAGATGGTCGCCGAGGTCCATGACCTTGCCGGCCTGCGGGGCGTCCTTCTCACGCGCGGCGCGCTTCTCAAGCTCGCCGAGGCGCGTAACAGCCTCACCGAGTTCAAAAAGCGCCTTGTCGGTCTTTTCTTTCAGTTCGGCAGTAACGGTAGCGCCGGCTTCGACCTTCGCGGTGAAATCAGCACCGAGATTGCCAACCTGCTCCTTAATGGAGGCGAGCGAAGTACCAAGTTCGCCGATCTTCTCGGCAAGAACGTCAGACATTATAAAAATCCTAGATGGGGGAATGCGCCGTTAGGCGCTGAATGTCTTGGCCACAGCCAAAACGTGCTCAATGGCGGCCAAAGCCGCCTTACCGGCATCGTCAGGATCCCCCTGACCATCTTTGAGGTAGAGCCGCGCGGCGCGCTCTGCCTCTGCATTCGAACAGCCAACAAGACCCTTGAGGCCGTTCTCAAATTCTCTTTTGGTGATTGGTTCGCCCGCTCGCATCTTCTCAACCATCAAAGTGGCAGCTTCTGCGCGCGAAGCATTCGCAATCTTGATTTTCTTTACAGACTCAGGCGTCGTGTCTGCGCCAAGACGAGCCAGCGTGTCGTTCAAAGTACCAACACTGTCGGCCATGCCGCGCTTAACTAGCTCTTCGGCGCCAAATACCCTGCCCTGCCCGAAATTGTCTTCAACGAATGCTGCTGTAACGCCCCTACCGGCCGCCACACCGTCGACAAATGCCTTGTAAGAACGATCAACACCCGACTGAATTTGCTTTTTCGCGGCGTCAGACAGCGGCTCCGTCTCGTTTCCTTCAACTTTGTACTTGCCGGCACTGATATAGGTGAGCTTAACGCCCTCCTTCTTCAGCATCTCGGACAAATCCTCGTGCACTGTATAAACGCCGATAGAACCTGCACGGCCAGATGGCGTTACAACGATTTCGTCGGCCGCTGATGCAATCCAATAGGCCGCAGACGCCGCAAGCGCGTTCACCTGTGCGATAATCTTCTTGTCGCCACCGCGCAGTGCCAAAATCTCGGACACAAGCTCCTGAGCGCCGGGAACTGCTCCGCCGGGGCTATCAATGTCAAGCACAACGTGTGCGACGTCATCGCTGGCAAGCGCCGCGGCAATCTGCTGGCCCAAAAGCTGGTACGACATGCCGCCGGAAATCTCCGACATCATGTTCATGCGCTGAGAAAGTACGCCGTACACCGGAATCACGGCAACGGATGAACCGGCTGGAGCATCACTCGCTTGCAGATCGCGCTTCTGCCCCACTCTTGCGGCAATTTCTTCCGCCGAGTATTCGCCGCCGTTGGCCTTGAACTCAATGAAACGGCAAAGCGAATCTAGCTTTTCCGGCTGCATTGCCCAAGGTTCGGCCGCAAAAGCCGACAGAACGTGCCGATAATTCATGAATGTTCCTTGTGTGGTGCGTCCACCACGTAACGCCGCGTGCTACGCGGCTTTCTTCGGCGCTGCAGGCACCGGCTTCTCGTTGGTATTTGCTGCTGGTGGCTGCGGAAGCGGTGCAACTGGCACTTCGCCCAACTTATCCAGCCTCGTCATCGCCCCGTTGACGATGAGATTATCGCCGCCGTCCATAGGGGGCTTATTCTCGTAAGCTCGTGCTTCGTTCTTCGTGTAAATGCCGCTGTCAGACATTTTCGTGAGGAACGTGGCCCGCGCAACGCTGTCGCCTTCAAGGAATTTATCAAGGTTGAACTTTACCGTCCGCGTCTTGCGCGTTGCCGGTGTCAACAAATCCCGATAAATCGCCGCCTCAATGCGAGTCAGCATTGGGAGAAGGCATGTTTTGCTGAATTGCAGAATTAACTGCTCAATTCCGCTGCCCCACGTCGTCGTTCCGTTCGCCGCGTGGCCAATCATCACCGGAGGCACACCGAAAATGCGGCAAATCTGCTCGACGCTGTACTGACGCGACTCCAACATCTGCGCGTCCGATGGCTTAATCGACATCGGATAAGGCTTAAACCCGGCCTCAAGAACCGTAACGCCGCCAGCTTTGTCAGCGCCCGCGAACTGCGTAAGCGTATCAGCAATCTGTTTGCGCTGCGGAGCCTGAAGAATTTGGTCTGAACTGACAATCAAGGACGACATCAAGCCGTTCTTGAACATCTTGCCGGCGGTTTTCTCGCCAGAAATCGCATTACCTAGCGAGTTTCTTTCGAATGCAATCGGAGAAAGTCCCCTGTCACACTGCGGCATTAGCTGGCCGCGGACGTGGAACATGTCCTTCTCTTCAATGCGTCGCTTGGCAACAGACGCCTGCTCGTAATAGCGCTCTGTATAGTCGTAATAGCGCGCAAAGCCTTTTTGCGGATCCCTACGAACCTGAACGGCGAGTGGATGCAGCGGATTTAACGCAATAATTCGCCCGCCAGAACGCTTAATTTCCGCAAAGAAGTTTCCGTCTAGGCACAGACAGAAGGCGACCATCGTCCAGAACTCTGGCGCAGTGTCGTCATAGTTTGGTAAATCGTGCAAAAGACCATACAGGTCGTCGTCTTTTGCCGGTGTAACTCCGTCATCGCCATACACAACACAAGGCAACGTCCCGACAGCATTACTAACTAGGTTTATGCACGCCCATACAGCATCGAGTTGCAGGGCCTTGTCGAATGTGACGACTTCACCGGATGTACTACCGGAACCAAAAAATCCGCGCCAAAACGGCTCGCTAGACGCATTTAGGTCGATAGTTTTGCTGAACCATCCATCGAAAAGACCCATATTTATCGAGCTACCAAGTTACGGAAACGATATTGTTGACGAAATCTTCCATGGTGCCGGATTCTGTAGCACCATCAACCGCGGCGCCCACAGCCATACAAAGTGCGATAGCGGCGTCTATTCGACGGTGCGACTTGTCCTTGACGAGGTATTTGTTACCAACCGCATCAGGCACGCTGAAAGCCGCGGCCATAAGAGCGGTCATCAAGACTGGATTGCTGCGGAGACGAATGCGGCCATCAATAATCAGGGATTCTAATTCCCTGATCGAGCCTGGCATCCACAAACCACCTGGCTCTGGCAACCCTTCGGCTTTCGCCTGCTCAACAAGTTCTTCGTTGGGCTTCTTACGGCGATAACCGCCTTGCGGATGGTCGCGGTAGGTAAGTTCTAATCCAAGCTTGCCGCACTCTTCGCGAAACTCAGCGAACGCATAATTGTCGTAAGCAACGGCCTTGATATCGAACTGTCGGCTGGCCTGAGCGACGTCATACGCAACGTAATCGTATCGGATGCGCTCGCCGGGGATTGGCTTTAGATATTTTCCATCAACCCATTGCAGATAAGGCGCCTTATCCTCATCCGCTCGCTGCTTCAACGTATCGGATGGCGTGAACGAATCCACCCAAGCATCAAACGTAGGCGCCAGAAACACGCTACCGTCTGGCCGGATAACCTCTTTGTGGCCAGTTGGTGCAACATACGCCACGCAAGTCATGTCCTTGTGCGAGCTGAGATCAATCCCAAGAAAGACAGACTTGCCGGTGTGGTCCGCAATATCGAAGTCCGCCATAACGGATTCGACGGTCTTGCGAGGCATCCACGCGGTGTGTGCGTCAGTCCAAACGCAAAAGTAAAGCCGCAACACGCCAGGCGCGTCACTCGGGAAGTTCTTCGCGAACGCAACCTGCGACGCGATGTATTCCTTCGTGACAGTAATACCCAACAACGGGTTGGTCTTAACCCAGCAGGACGGATCCTCTAGCGGGTCGTCATCCTTATCAAGCGCACAGACATACGAGAAGTATTCGTCAGATCCTTCCCACGTTTCGCCGACGTACTCGTAAATCTCGTCCGGCGTCTGAGTGCCCGCGGAAACAGCGCAGGCCATCTCATGCTCTTTCCAACATACCGACAGCCGATCGCTGCCAGAGTTGGTAATCATTACTAGAAGCGGCTGACGGCGGAACTTAAATCCCGCCTCCAGCATACGCATAATCTCTGGACCGGGATGCTCGTGGACCTCGTCGCAGAGCGCGAAGTGCGGTCGCAAACCTGAACCAGTCTTGCCGGCCTCGCGGGACATCGGTCGAAAGAACGACTGCGACTTGTGGTGCGCGATGTTGAATTCTCGCGCGAACCCGCCACTAAACTTCAGCCGCTTATCAAGTTCAGGCGACTGCCTGACCATCTTGCAGGCGTCGCGGAATAGAATTCCCGCCTGGTCTTTCGTCGCCGCGGCGCTGTAGATCTGCGCGCCAGCCTCATTGTCAGCAGTCAGACCGTAAAGCCCGATGCCTCCAACCAGAGGCGACTTACCGCAACCCTTGCCAGCCTCTATGTAGGCCCGGCGGAAGCGTCTAGTCCCGTCAGCCCGCTTCCATCCAAACAACGAGCCGAGAATAAACTCCTGCATCGGCTGCAGGACAAACGGGGCATTCTCAAACTGGCCTTCGGATAGTTTTAGCTTCTCTTCGAAGAACCTGAAGACGCGAACGGCTGCAGCATCGTCCCAATGCAGTCCGCGCTCGGAAGCGCTGGCCAAATCGTCGAAATGACGACGGCAAGCATTTCGGACGTGTGGGCCAGCAACGATACGTCCATCAATTACACCTTGCGCGTATGCCGAAACACGGTCTAGCGCCTCAGTCGAGGATGTCGTCTTCTTCGTCATCCTCTGGGAGGCTCACCTTGCTTGCGTCGGACGGCGTTGCGCCCATCGAGCCAAGGCATTGTCGAAGAAGATTTAGTGCCTGGATTCCGACTTCTTCGCCGGCCGTGAGCCGCGCTCTAATGATCGTTGCAATTTCAACAAGGCCGCGGTGCGAACCGTTGAGCCATGGAATCTCTTTTTGGAAAGTGCGCCACGCTAGGCGCTGTTCGCCGCCCATCCAATCGGGCGGGTCGCCAAGTTCGTCATGTGACGATGGCTCTTTGCGGTTTTTGAAACGCTGCGGGTTCTTTTTGTCGCGAGCCTCTACCGCGGCTTTAGCGCGTGGAATTCGCGGCCGAGCCACGGAATAGCCTCATATTTTGAATGGTGGACGTGTGTAAAACTGAGGGCCGACGGTCGCATAGGCGGATGGCTCTAGAGTTGAGATGGCCCCCGCCCCTAACCAAATAGCCTCATCTGGCCGAGTATCTTGTTGCCCTTCTTGATGTTGCAACGTCGGCACGCGCACTGCGTGTTGAGGTATGTGTGCATGCCGCCCTTAGACACTGGAATGATATGGTCCAACTCCGGTGCGCTCGGCTCATACGTGCCCCGCAGCTTTCGAGGTGTACTTACGCCACACAACTGACAACGCCAATCGTCTCGATCAAACACAACAAACGGGTCTATATTGTCGTTTGCTGGGTCGGTGATAAGGTTGCGCCTAAGCGTGTAGTTCCTTGTGTAGCAACACGCATTACTGCAATATGATGCATGTGCCCTGCCATATTGCGGGGTAAACTCAACACCGCATTGCAGGCAGACTCTCTTTGAGCGGTCTACACCACGCCTTGAATCTTGTCTGGCCTGCTTGCACATATCGCACGCCTTGGCCGCTACCGTTCCCGCAGTGAACTTGTTTCCGCAGTCTGCGCAAATACACCTAGCAACTGAGAAACTTACTCTACACTTCCTTGCGAGTTCTTTATTCTCGGGAGATAGAAGCCTCTTCAAGCCGTTCTTGTTGGCAAATGAGCACTCTCTGGAACAATACTTACCCTTGTTTCGTGTGTTTGTCCGGCGCTTAAAAGATATGCCGCATCCCGCACAAACGCACTCAGTTCCGTTCTTATGTCTATTATCTTTGCGAGAACCGTATAGTTTCTTGCACTTGCGACTGCAGAACTTCTTGCCATTACGAAATGTAAAAGGCCTGCCACATTGCGGGCACTCAGGGCTGTTATCGTTTGCTGGAGTTGTTATCTCCTCGCACAGAAAGGTCACCATCAGCCTCTTTTGATTCTTGCTTGGCTTTTGGAACTACTGTGCGAATTACGGCAAATGCCGCCTTACGTATCTTGATACATGTCTTACAAGGGCCAGCCATCATATCCGAACTCTATTACTTGCTGCCCTAACTCGATCCGCTTTTTCGTGCTATCATGGCAAGTTTTACAAAGTGACTGGAGGTTGTCGGGGTCGAAAAATAAAGCCCTATCACCCTTATGCGGTTTTATGTGATCGACGACATCGGCAATCACCACGAACTCTTGCGCCTTACAGAACTGGCAAAGAGGCTCCCTTGATAACTGCCACTCACGCAACTTGTCCCACTGAGCAGAGTCGTAAAGCCGAGCCATCTAATTAAGAGTCACACCCCAACTACGTCCTCTATGCCCACATCCGGCACGTACACCAAACGCCAACCGTCTGCCTCTAAGGCCTCAACGATATCTGCTGCCGCCTCTTCTGGGTCATCGTGGTCCCACAGCTCGGCAGCGATAATGTCAGCCGGCTTGCGAACGTGAACCATTTCATCGCCCTGGAATTGTGCCCCGGATTACTCACGAGGGCTGGCCGCCCTGATAATGCGCGGATACGCGCTGTGCCCTATGGGCGGTGGCGGTCGCTTGTGGGCAAAACAATGCCCTCGTATATGACCGCTCGGGGATGCCAGCAAACCGCAGATTATGCCGCCTCATCCCAAAATAATTTAGCAACGTCCTTCACCTCGCGCTTTCCGTACCGTTCCAGAGTGTCGTCCGAGCCTTCCGCTCCGACATGCCGTCCTATGTCTCGGTAGGTGTGCGGGCCGATTGCCATGTCCAGCGTTTCTGCATCTGCGCCCAAAAACTCCCGCATACGCTTGGCATCCAGGTATCTTGCCATCTCGGCCTCTGCATCCAGGTTATCCGGCAACGGGGGCGCAGACTTGGCAGCAGATCGCACATCCGGCTTATGGGTGCCAAGGTGAGACGATTGGCTGTACTGCTTGGTGTACTTAGGGGTCGCTATGTTGGCCTCGTCACTCTCAAGCGCCGCCACCAGATCCTCGGCATCATGCTCGCGCCGCACCACTTCCGGGTCTGTTGGGCCTTCCTGCTCGTTATCATTAGCTGCAACCTTTGGCGGCCCCTCATGATAATCCAGCCACCACAGCTTAAGGGACTGTAGCGTGGCCGTGTCACCCTCTCGGCGCAGGGCTGACAGGATCGGGAATGGCTTGCGGTTTGTCATGCTGTGGTCAGCTAAAGTGCGAAAACATAATCAGGCGGAAGTCACCAGCACTGTACTGCCGTCCAAAAGCAACTGACACGATATCTGCTAGGGCAGATCGGTCGATTGATAGATCATCAGGATCAATTACAACCATATCGGGCTCTCCGCGGTATGCATCGGTACGTGCCAATACCTTACCTGCAATGCAGTACTCTCCGCTCATGCCATCGTAGACAACATCGAACAGCCGGTCTGGGGCGCCTTCCACCTCCGCCTGATGCTTGTCCCAATCAAAGTTGTCAGCACCCACATCAACGCCAAACATCAAATAGTCTGTGCGATCTACGCCCATTCACCCCTCCATCTTCTGATTATCATTCGCCGCCAACCAGCCCTTCACCACGCACACTGTCTGCTCGGCGCTGTCGGCCTCTGTGGTAGCCTTGATGACTGCTTGGTATCCGAACCCCAACCGCGCCAGTAAAGCAGCCCTGTCCTTTTGCTCTGGCGACAAACGGCCCTTTGCGGCCTTGTACTCAATCAGCCCGAGACGCCCGCCTTCCATGTACAAACGAAGATCGGCCTCGCCCTTCACAAGGCCAGTCGCCTTGGCGATCGTCGCCGTCTGCCAACCACGTCGCCCTGCGGCCATGTCGCCGGCCAGAGTGAACCGCTTGTTGAACTCTGGTAGCGCCCGCAGCGAGCGAACCGAGGCGGCTTGTAGCTTCCACTCGGGCACGTCGGTGCTTGCACGGGTAACACGCGTGCCGTTCTTCAATGTGGTTGTTTTGGTTCGCCAGCGTGCCATGCGTATAAATTTGGTGGTGGACCGTAAATGCCAGCACGGTTTGTGTGCGGTGTTGCCAGTAAGTAGGCAGCGGGTGCGCTAGGTGTCAGGAAATAGTTTGGGCGGTGGCGATGGGCGCTGTACATGTGCCACAGCAAGTAAGATTGTGGCTTAATCTTGGCTGGCGGTTTGGCGTGCTGCCGGCCTACACAGCGCCGCTCCACCCACCCGTCCTGCTCCACTTTGCTCCACCCAGAAATGCTCTACCTTTTTTCCGGGCCTTGCTCCTGCTCCACTACCCCTTCCCCTAAAGGGGGGAAGGGGGTGGTAGAGCAAGCAAGTCGGGTGCAACTGAGAAGGTTTTGCTCCACCTGCTCTACCCACCTAAAATGGGTGGTGGAGCAGATTTTTGATGGGTGCTTAAGGCTAGTGGTGGGTTGGTGAATTGTGGCTTAGATGTGGCTAACGCGCCAACTTTTCCGCCTCGTCCAGGTCAACGCTGTGTTTCACCATGAGGCGCAAGGCCAGTGCTACAGACCGAGGTATCACCAAATCACCCGCCACCCACCGCCGGCTAGTGCGCGGATCCACCCCAAAAAGGCGAGCCGCCCCAACCTGTGTAAGGCCAAGGCGTTTCAGGGTAGCTACGTATTGGGTTGGGGTCATGCTGCTAAGGCCTTACCGTATGCAACGCCTTTGCGATAGGCGAGGAATAGATTGTTCGTCTCGCCATTCTGGTAAACGTATCCCTTGGGCCACATGTCTTTGGCTTCTTTGTCCAGCCGCACGCCTCTGAACTCGCGTTCGAACATAGCGACGAGTTCGTAGAATTCGCTACTTCCCACTCGCATCAGGCGGCGCGCTTGTTAAGCGCCTCCTGGAGGTAGGCCGTTTCGTCCAAGATCACGTAAACGGCTTCAGCTTCGTTGGCAGTTTTGACCATGTTCAGCACGTCCATGGTGGCGTAAGCGACCTCAACTTCCAGATTGTAAGGCTGGATTTCCTTAGAAAGCCGGTAGGCCTTGTAAGCTTCGGCGTACTTGGCGGCGGCTTCGGTGCGGGTCATCTGCTTGCTCCGTTGTTGATGACCCTTATATAGGGCTCTATGCCCTAGGGCGTCAAGCCCTATTTCATAAAAATGGGGCAGAAGCCCCATCTTTTTTTACGCCGCTTCACCCCACACCGGAGCGTATGCGCTACGCTGTTTCCTGCGCTCGTCCAGCCGCAATTCAGTCGTAAGGTGGCCGCTTTTCTGCCAGAATTTGAGCAGTCGGACGATGCGGTTCTTTTCTGTTTTGTCGTCCAAATCCACCTTCAAGATGTCAGCCACGATGATGCCGGCCCAGTTGGTTTTTGACTGCTCGCTTACCCAATAGTCACCCCCGCCGATCCTCTTTTTAATGGCAGTCAGGGCGTCGTCAGGCACCGCTTCAAGCTGTTTTTCCATAGACGGCCACTGCCACTCAACCACCACAGGAGCGAAGTCCTGGGGCTTGGTAAGCCCGCGCCCGTTGCCCAAAGGGACGCCCTCCAGACGACGCCAGTCCAGTTTGCTGGACATTGCTGTAAGATTGGCCTTGCCGTGGGTGATTGAGAAATGGCCGTACCTATCCTGCTCTGGAAGGCCGGCCTCTTTCGCTTGATTTGCCGACATTCGGTTCAAAATCCGCACCGAGCGCGCAGCCCCGATCAGCGAGACCGCGCCGCGTGCGTCTTCCACTGTGGCTTCCCTATCAGCCAGCTTGCGCAGGTGGTGCACGATATCAATAGCGCAGTTGGTATGGTCCGCGATCTGCGCCCAAAGCTTGGCAACCTTGTCGATCGCGCCGTTGTCGTTCTCGTTGACCTGATGTGTCGACACGAATGGATCGACGATCATAACGTCAATCTTGTGCTTCTGAATTTGTTCGACGACAGCCTCGACGATCGGCTGCACGATGCGTACGCCGGCTTTCTTGTCCTCAACCGCGATGACAAGTTCCTGCTCGCGCCCCGTATCGAGGAACAAGCCCTGCACGTCGTCTTGTGTGAGCTTATAGCGGATGCACGCCGCCATGATGCGGCGGTCCAGCTCATCTCGGGGATCCTCCGAATTGAAAAACCAGACCCGCAGCCGCTCGGCCGGCTTTGTGCCGGCAAGAGGTTTGCCAGACACCATGGCGAGGGATTCCACAATGCTATTGGCAGTCTTGCCCAACCCACCCGGCGCGACCGTCACGGAGACATATTTGCGGATATAGTGGGTGCCGAAGGCGAACTCGCGCCTTGGGAGCTTGCGCGGGTCTTGCCACTTGAACGCGGTGGCAAGGATGGCTGGTTTGTCGTCTTGCGCGGCGGGGTGGGTGGAATCCAATGCCGGTTTGTTGGCCGGTTCTGTGTCCGAAGATTGTGTAGGTTTTTCTGACGTTTGGCTGTCAGACGCAGTGGATTTTGCCGGTTCTTTTGCCGGTTTCATGTCCGGTTTATCGGCGGGCACAGGTTGGCGTTCCTTCGCCTTCCGCAGCCCGTTCTCAATCATCTTGGTAATGTCGACGAGGCGCGTGTTATCGTTGTCGTGTTCGGCCGATGGGATTTCGCGCGGACTACGCTGTCCGGCCGCAAGACCGTTTTCGATCGTCTTGGCACAGCGAGCCCAATCCCTGCCCCATCCGCGCGCCACGTCCTGCAGCAAGGCGCGGGCTTCTGACTCTGGCAACGCGCCGGCGCCAACGAACGTGCCAAGGCAGAACGCGGCGTCGTTGAGGCTATTATTGCGACTGCCCATAGGTGCGCCAGCCAAGTCGGCTAGTTCGCGATCAACCGCAGCGTTGACATAGGCGCTGTTAGTAACGCTCCCTGTGGTTACTTGGCCAGATGGCGTGCAGGTGGAGGCGGGCGCCTGCTTGCGAACGACGAGGTCGAGTAGCCATGCGGGGGCATCCGCGATAGGCGGAATGCCGCCTGTATCCACCGTCCACTTATAAGCCCGTCCGTCCGACATAACGCTGCCGGCGGCGCAGACATACCCACCTTCAGAACGCAAGTCCACGCCAGCGCCTAGATTGCCGCGGTTGCGTGTGCCTTCTACGTATTTGAAATAGACGTGCATGCCGCCATTTGGCGACATAACGCGCGCTGTCTCGGGCAGTGGGCCATGCTCCGCTTCCATCTCCGCCAGCCATTCAAAGCCGTTTGCACCACCAGGCTTGTTGTCGATATCCAACACAAAGAATCCCGCGTCTTTGCCGGTAGGCAAACCAACGGCAGCGTCAGGCCAATCGGTGAACCAGCGCTTGACGATATGTTGGAAGCGCGTGGCACCCTTGAAGCCATTCGAAAGCAGGGGAGTTTTCTCGCCTAGCGTTGTTACTTCGCCGGTGTATTGGTCAACGGTTTCTTCCGCGCGTGAACGGCACGGAAAAACCTTAAGGCCCTGAGAGATGTAGAAATTTGCGAGTTCAAATGGAGTCATGCGGCTTCTCCGAACAAGTCTGCAGATGGCGGCATGTTGTCGTTGGCCGGTGTTGGTGCGGGTACGGGTTGCGCTTCGCCAATGCGCTTGCGCGCAATCGCGAAATAGTCCGCGTCACGTTCAATGCCGATAAACCGTCGTCCGGTGTTGACTGCCGCAACGCCAGTGGTGCCTGAGCCCATGCAATTGTCTAGGACGATATCGCCCGGATTGGTATAGGTGCGGATTAGGTATTCCATCAACGCAACTGGTTTTTGGGTGGGGTGTACGGTTTTGCCTTCCTTCTTTGTGGTGATGATTCCGTTTGGGTAGTTGGTTTTTGTTGAAACGTACTCCTTGCCCTCGGTTCCGTTCTTACCCATAACCTCGCCACCGCCGCCAGACGCGCGCTTCTTTATTTTTGGAGGGATATCTACAAGACCTTGAGGGTTATACGTCGGCAATTTGCGGTAAAACACCAAGACGTCCTCGAAACCCTTCATCGGCATTTTGTTTGCGTTGGCAAACCCAGTTGAATACCCCTTGTCCCACACCCAGTTGTAACGAAAGAAATTCGCTTGGCTCATCGTAAGCTTTGCCGTGAATGGCTGCTGCGAGGTCAACACAATAGCAGCACTTGGCTTGGCAACACGCCAATACTGCTCCCACATTCTATCGAGTGGAATGATCTCGTCCCATTTGCAGGCCGTCGTCCCATACGGCAAATCGCACAGGATCAAATCCACACTGCCGGGCGCAAGCGTCGGCAGGATGTCCAAGCAATCACCGTTGTGCAATTCAACGCTCATCAAAACGGCACCTCACGGCCAACAATCTCCCGCATCCCATCCGCGTAACCAACCAGAACGCGCCGCAGAAACTCGCGCCATTCGTAGTCGTCTAGCGCTGCGAGGTCCGTCTTCCCGATCTCGTCCAGGAACGAGCCACCAGCATTTCCGCCCTCCTCCAGCGCCTGTTCCTCGAACCGGTCTAATGCTTTGCGCGCCATGTGGTGAAACCTCTTAACTTGTTCGATTGGTAATTGCAGGCATTCCTTGCACTCCCATTTAACTGGGTGGCGCTCCGACGCAGCCCAGCCGATGTTCGCGTGCCTGCGTTTGCAGATTGCGCATGTGCCGATGAGGTCGGTCATGCGGCTGCGCCGAAAATGTCGAGTTGTGATGGCGAGGACTGTGGTGAAGGCTCATTGTCGTTTGCTGGTTGCGCTGCTACCGCAGCGGCAACTGGCAATGCTGCGGACATGCGCCGCTTGATGTCCTCGACGTACTCGTCTTCGCGCTCGCAAAGGACGGCCTTAAACCCCTTCCGCACAGCCGCAGCGCCGGTCGTGCCGCTACCGGCAAACGGGTCGAGCACAGTCCCGCCGGGCGGTGTAATGAGAGCGGCGAGCCATTCCATGAGTGCGACGGGCTTGACGGTCGGATGTTTTGAACCAGCGCGATCTGCTTTGCTGGCCTTGGCGCTGTAGAAGAAGCGGGCTGCGGAGCCTTCATTGGCCCGGTACTCGTTCGTTCCGCCAGTCTTGGCTTTCCCATAACAATGAACAGTCCCGGCAAACCCTCCGTTCTTTTGTTGATCCGCCGTCAATGCGCCGGACTTGGAGTGTGGAAACAGCCCCACCACTTCATCCGAGCCGTCGTGCACCACGTTGGCGGGCCAGCGGCCGGCCGCTTCCGCTTCTGCAACCTTTGCGGCGGCTTCACCCTTCTTTCGTTCCGTTACCTCTGGATCGTGCATCCACGGGCGGTCCCAGCCTTCGCCAGCCTTCGGGCGACCTTTGTTGACCATCCCACCGCCAAGCTTATCGCCGTTGGCCGGAATCCTTGTAGCCCCAATATTCAGCGCACCCGTGCCCCAACGCAGCACATTCGCGGCGACCGTGCCTTCGGACAGCGGCTTGCGCGCGAGAACGATTGGTTCAAAGGCGGGCTTAATGGCTGTGCCCCATCCTTCCCATTGGCGGGCGGCGTCGGTGGCGGGAGCGGTGATCTGTTCGACACCATAGCCAAAGATTGCCTTATTGTTCTTGTTCGCATCGGCTGCGGCCATCGTGACGCCGTTTCGCTTCGCAGCCTCAACGTCGCCGCGCACTATCTGGCCGATCACTTCACGTTCCGCGCCTGCGGCTTTATCAATCCCCTTGCTCACATCATGCGACTTGGGAAACCCCGTCCCATAAATCCACATCAGCGAGTCGCGGATTTCAAAACCCGCATCCTCAATCGCGCACGCCATGCGATGATAGCCGCGCGACGCACCGAACGCGGCGACATGACCGCCCGGTTTCAGCACGCGCAACACTTCGGCCCAAAACTCTTCGCTGAACGCAACCTCGCCCGTATCCCAGGTGGCATTCATGAATCCACGGGACGCGCGCATATATGCATCGTTACCTTTGGCTGGTGCAGAGTTAGCCCCTCCAAACCGCTTTACAATGGACACGAGCGCGTAAGGAGGGTCCGTGACACAACTATCGATGCTGTTGTCCGGCAACTGCCGAAGCACGTCGCGGTTGTCGCCATGGTACAGTGTGCAATCGCCAATGATGATCGGTTCGATAGTCATTACGAAAGCACCCCACTAACCCGCAACGTCTCAAACAACCGCCTCAACGCATAGCTGCGAACGAGCGACACAGCCGTGAATAGCGCGCCGATGGCAGCATGCTCACCTGCACCGATATGAATCCCGAACAAAGGAAAGATGACGACTTGTGCCGCTATTGCTACGCAATAGCCGATTGCGATGTTGGCCAGGCTCTCGGCTAGGCTGGCGCGGCGGGATTGTTTGCCGTCTTGTGGCTTATTGTTAGTCATGCTTGCTCCACAGCGGGAGTTGCACGCGGTATCTCGGCACTTGGCCGCGCACTGCTGCTATTGCGCGCTACGCTGCGCAGTAGCGAATAAAGGAGAGTTATCGTTGGCAGGAAGCGTGAACTTGCCCTGCCATGTTTTCCACGCGCGACCTACTGCGCCAGTGCCCGGAAACATGTCGTCTAGTTCGTCGTCAGGTCGCGCAGCTGATAGTTCGAAAGCCCAATGGCAGACGGCTTCCGGCTTCGCGCCTGTCAGGCCGCGCTTGAGGGTGATGCTTTCTTGAATCCAGTCGCGGTTCACCTGCCGCTTGCTGACAACCGGCTTGCGAGCAGGTTTGATAATGACCGGCTCCCATGCGTAGGCTACCGGAACGTTGCGTTTGAATGCTGCAAAGCCCTTCACCCATGAACACCAGCGCGCCGATGTCTTGGCTACCAGAGGCGCAAGGACGGCCATGCTGGTAGGTGTTGCAGAAGCATGAAGCACCCATCCATCATATTCAGACTCCAGCCTCTCGATTAACGCGGCATGATCTACCTCTCCGGCAAAATCCGGGTGGTCTTTGTAGAGGTGAGCGCAACCGATGTACGGAGGGTCTGCGTAACCTATTTTTGCCATCACGCGCACTTTCTCGCATTAGCAACAGATTTCTCAAGTCGCTCTGTGAATTCGTCACCAAGCAGCATCCCTGCTTTTGACGCCAGCAATGCTGGTACTGCGCTTGAAGTTAGGTCTTTAATGATCTTATCCAGTCTGTTGATTTCCTCCACGGCTTCGTGCGCAAGCTCGTTGCCGTTGATTGACGCTTCATAAAGTCGCTCTCGCAATGTCACGTATAGGTAAATCAAAACGGTATATCCTCCGCCCAATCATCACCCGCCGCCATCAGCGGCTTCCAGTTGTCGTTTGCTGGTTCGGCAACTTGCGTAGCAGAACCAGCGCGCCAATCCCTTACGTTAATGTAGCGCGGATTGTCCTTATCTGGCGCAGTCGCAATCTCTACAGTCGTAAGAAGTTCTCCTACCCGGTCTAGCCATTCCGCAGTCGTTTTTGGATATGGAAACTTCCCAGCGTGGTCCTTCCAATACCTACAAGCCTTCGCCGCAGCGCGCCCGCCATGTTGAGGGCACAAGTAATCCTTCTGAACATTCATGCCGAGCTTGTAATCCACACGCACGCTCGGGGGCTTCCCAGGCTTGGCCGGGTGTTCCCTGAAATGGCGACCTGTAACAGTGCGCCAGTTTGGCGTGTCGCTCGATATAATTGGTGCGTCGCTTGCACGGGCAGTGAACTTCGGGGCGGTGTTAAATTCAAATTCGAATCCACAGCACGAGCACACACGGACACTCGCGTGATTAATTTCCTCGCACGTCGGGCAGATTTTGATCGGTGCTTGTCCCTCACCCTTGCCGGGCTTCTTAGGATTAATCATGTCCACTGGACCGTGAGCATCGATGTTTCCGGCAAAGTCCATGTAACGACAATTTGGCTTGATACCCGATGCGATAGCCGCACGCCTTTCAGTTGCGTCGACTGCTTCTGGGTCAAACCCGTGAGGGTAGATAACTCGCGTGCCACGACCTACGCGCTGCGCATAACGGCCGGCAGAAAGAGTTTTATAGGTGTCAACAATTAGATCCACACCCGGGATATTGGTTCCAGTCGATAATACATTGTCGTTGCTAAGCGCCCATATTTCACCGGCCTTCAAGGCTGCGATTAACTTACGCCGCACCGTTGATGGCGTCCCGCCGTGAACGATCTCACAAGTGCGGCCAGCCGCCTGCACCATATCCCTCATATGTGTGGCGTGCTCCACCCCACGACAGAAGAACAGCGCCGACTTCCTGTGGCCTTCGACGTCCATGACCTCTTCGACCACGCGCTTGTTTAATATCTCGGTATCAACCGCAGCGCGATAATCGCTCAGCTTATAGTCCCCCATCGACTTTCCAACACCGGATAGGTCGTACTTGGTTCCTGTCGGTTTAGACGTTATCGGGCAGAGGTAGCCATCTTCAATGCCGCGACGAATGCCGTACTCGTAAACAACCTGATCGAATAGCTTGTCGTCACCTTCATCCAGTCGCCCGCTATCAAGCCGGTAAAGCGTGGCGCTATAACCGACAATCTTCATGTCTGGATTTATGACCAGCAAGGCATCAATAAGCTTGCGATACATCGTGTTAGCTTTTGCAGGCACAAGATGCACCTCATCGATGATTAGAACATCGATGTGTCCAATCTGCGCAGCCTTATTCCAGACAGTCTGCAGTTGCGCGAATATGATTTGCGATCTGAAGTCACGCTGTCCAAGCGACGCCGCACAAATACCCGCTGGGGCAAACGGCCAGATACCAATAAGCTCCTTGAAATTAGCTTCAATCAATTCAACAACGTGCGTTGCCGACATCACACGCATATCCGGCCAGCCCTTAATAAGGTCCATGGCCAGCGTTGCCTGCGTGATAGACTTTCCAACTCCAGTAGCCATATCGACAAGAGGGTGGCCGGGATGCTTATCCCAATAGTCAAACACCGCCTTAAGCGATTCCTTCTGGTAATAACGAAGAGGCATCACTTCACATCCTCAAACGGTATTCCCGCAGCAACCAGCCTTCGCCGCATATCCGCAGTCCCATACCCACCGGGGAAAACCAATCCGTAGTCCGGCTTTCCTTCATCAATCATTTGTTGATTCCGTATTCCGCCAGCGTCTTTGTCGTATTTATCCCACTGCGCTGCGAAGCTGGCGCAGGGAACACCGCGCCGAAATGCCCAATTCTTTGCGCGTGCATCTAACCCACGAGCCTCGCCTTGAATTAGTACTGTAATTGGTTTGCACGCGTGTAGATCATCCAGCGCAGCGAATGCCGCTGCTGTGTCGCTGTAGTCTCGCCCTCCAGTCACCACCAATCGCATTCAACCAGCCTTCCGAACTGACTTTCGGTTCTCGTTGGCGGCCAGCAGCCCGCGCATCGCCTTGACGCGACGCTCAACAGTAAAAATGCTCACACCAGTGGCGGCGCCGATCTCAGCTTGGCTAAAGCCAGCGCCGATCATTGCAGCTAGTGGTGCCGCGTCACCCAATCGATCGGACGTCTCTGACAACATGGCTGCACTCTCCTGCGAAGCTGGCGAGTATGATTGCAGCACCGCTACAGACTCCTTGGCTCTTGCGCCCTTGTCATGGCGCAGCATCATATCTCTGCGCGCCTCACTCACCATCAGCGTAACCCACGATGTGAAAATTCCATCGCTGCGGAACCTGTACCAATAGTCGAGGATGTACCTCATCGCCTCCTGCGCCAGGTCTTCGCGGTCGACTCCCTTGGCTTGGTCGGTACACTTTCGATGCAGGAACGGCATGTACTGCACCAGAAGTGCGTCGAACCAAGCTGGCCTATTATCATTGGCGTGCGGGTGGGTGCGGGCTTTGGTCATGCTGCCACCGGGTGGGAGGGGGCGCAGAACGGAGCAGTAAGCCTACGGATTGCGTCGAAGTCTCGCTGAAAGTGCCGACCAGCCTTTTCTCCGGCCGAGGTTGGGGTACGGCAGATTCGGTCAATCTCAATGAGCGCGTCAAATGCTAGTTTGGTGGCGTCTGCTTGTTCATTCGCCAGTTTCATAATCTGCAGAGCAGTCGACTGGTACGGTTCAATATTCACGCCGCATTCTCCTTCTCGCAGCCGTCAACCCACGTCTTGCCGCTGTGCAGCCTGTATGTCACCGTCCCAGCCTCCTCATCGCAATCGATCTGCTCACCAGGTACCAGACCCGGCAGCAGTAGATACGAGCCGCATCCTTCTGCCTGTTCTGCCACGCTAAGCGGCTTGTGCCACTTCGCGCACGACCATGCGCCGCCAGCCTCTGGAGTTGAGTACAGGCACGTCCGGCAATTTCGCCGCGACATGTCGCCTTCATGGCAAATGCCGCGGTGTTTGCACCAGCCGCACTTGAAAGCCATCTTGTGGTTTGGGTCTTCGTGCAGTTTGGCCGGCGGTTCGTTCGCGTCAATAATGCCTTGCGCACGCGCGAGCATGCGCAACACGTAAGGCAGGTCCAACTCTACGCGCTCGGCGTAAAGTTCGTCGTTATCCTTGCAAACAGCTAAATAGATGCCGCGATCTCGCCCGCGCACGTACATGTAAGTCTGGATTTGCAAGAAGTGCTCGGGCTTAGCCAAGCGCACCTTTTTCTTCTTTAGCTCGGTGAAGCTCTTAAGGTTGTGCGACTTCATCTCCCCAACGTGGATAGTCTTAGGTGCCTCGGGTAACCCAAGGATTTCCGAGTCCAGATATCCGCGCACATGGCCGTTGCACGCCTCAACCATGATTTGCCGGCCGTTCTCATCGCGGTCGACAACTTCGCATCCGATAGCACGCAGGTTCTCAATCCATCGGCCTTCCTCAATGTTGCCGGTTTCGAACAGGCGAAGCGTGCGGCCTTGGATATTCTCGTGCGGCGTCGTCCAGCGGAAATCGTACCAAAGCTTACGCGAGCACTCGTCCGCCAACGTGCTGACCGAGATTGAGCGGCCATCTCGTTGCTCATTGGCTTGTTCGTAGCTGCGATATATCGCGGCTACGGTTGGCGGAATTGGGCGGGGAATGGGGGCCATTATCCAACCTTGGTGTAAGCGACCAACTGCTGAACGCGCGCAAGTACGTCAGCGTGACTACCGAGAGGGTCGCCCCAAAACGGATCGCTGGGCATACCGACAGCGCGCGCAATCTCGCTGTACTGATCTTTGAGTTGATGCCAGCTAATCTCCAGCGATTTGTATTTGTCTCGCCAGTTGGTCCGGCCCTCGCCCTTACGTTCGAATTTTTCTGCTGGATCAAGCATCATCCATGCTCCACGGTATGCCCTAAGTGCCGCAGCAAGCGGTCGTAGACGTCTTGTTGCTCGTAATGAGAGCCAGAGTGGCAATGAGCCACTGGGTCAAGGTCCAGCACAAGCGCGCCGTCTACATACACGCGAGCGCCTTCCGCCCACGACGTGCCGCAAGTCTCGCAACCGTCGTAGGTGTCTGAAAGCCAGTTTATGGTGATGGTGGACATGTCAGGCGAGCCTCGAATTTGCTTGGGCCTCGATATCCTTTTCAAGAGCGTCCTTCGTCAGCACCTCGATCTTTCTCTGGACGCGCAAATCAATAATCCTACCTAACATTTCATCTTCAGTCGGGTTCGCTGCGACCAGCTTGCCAAGCTCATACGCCGCCACGGCAATAAGCATCGCGGCTCCGATAAGTGGGAAATACATATCCATCACGACCTCCCCATCACTTCGCGATCTGCAAACAAGGGCGAAGTCAGTAATGCCGACTGATGCCCTCTCAGGTCTGATTTAAGTAAAAATGTGGTCCATATTTCGCGTCCATCTCGAGTCACCGGATGCATCTCGCGAACATAAAAATCAACATCGTCGATTTCGTCGGCTTCGAGTTCGAAGTCGTCGCTATTGATTTCAGCATTGACGCGACCTGATGCCTCCTCTTGCGATGAGGCATCAATGATACGTGACGTGCGCCCTTGAAACGTGTAGTCAACGACAAACCTTGCCATCACCTAGGCCCTCATCGGCATGCACAACGCCAGCACCTCGCCCGCGCCGCGGAAGATTGCCGGCGTTTGACCGTCTGCCAGCGTAACCGTCACCTCGTCACCAGGAACAGCGGCCAGCACGTCCTGCATGTAGACGCTGTTGAATCCGATCTCGATCGGCTCGCCGCTGTAGCTTGCTTCAACATCCTCATGGGCTGTGCCGTCAGTCGCAATCATGTCGATTGCGATGTTGTCGCTGGCGATGGTGAACTTGGCTGCCTTGCCGCGCTCGCTGGCCACGGCTGATGCACGCGCAACAGCGGAGGCCAGTTCTTTCTTATCAACAGTCAGGACGTTGTCATTAGCGGCGGGAATGACGCGCTGATAATCGGGGTAAGTCCCGTCAATGAGCTTAGAAACGATGATGGTGTCCGCCGTGGCAAATCTCACCTTGTTTTTGCTAAGGCTAACGTCCACGACGCCAGCCGGCACAACACCTACAGTCTTGGATGGGATGATAACGGAGGGGATGGCACCAGGCAGCGGCGCGCTATTATGGGCAAGGCGGTGTCCGTCCGTCGCTACCGCACGCAACTTGCCTTCCGCTTCGTGCAAGTGGACGCCGCAGAGATAATATCGGGTTTGTTCCGAAGAAATCGCAAATCGAACAGGCGCAACCAGTGCGGCAAAATCCAGCGCGAAAGGCTCATCCAATTCGCCAGCGTCTAGGCGTGGAAAGTCCTCAACCGGCAAGGTCGGCAGCGTGAATCGGCTGCGGACTGATTTGACGACCAGCTTGCCGTCTTTCAGCGCCATGTTGACGGCGTCGCCCGTCAGCCGCTTGGCGATATCCGATAGGCGCTTGGCGTCGACGGTGGTGCTAAGCTCGCCTTCGCAGGCGGCCATGGCGCTGTATTGGATATCCAGGTCCGTCGCCGTTACGGTCAGCGTGCCAGCAGCGGCCGACAGCAACACGTTGGCGAGGATCGGAACAGTGTTGCGATGTTCAACTACGCGGGTGGCGTGCGTCAGCACTCGCGCCAAGGCGGCGCGTTCGATTGTGATGTTCATGTGATATCCCTTTATGAGGTTGCTGCGCCACTTGCGAGGCGCAGCTGATTGTGGTTAAGCGGCTGCTAGTACGGGCCAGCCATCGCTGCCTCGCTCGCCTTCGGCGTATTCCACGCCGTTCAACTCGGCCAACTTACGCAGCAGGTCGTCAGCGTTACTCGGTTGATTATCGTTCGCTGCAACCTCAAACTTGTCTTTGCCAGCCTCGTCGACCGTCAGCGCGTCAATCGCCGCGTCCAGGCTGAACGGATTGTCCTCGTTCTCCAGCACCACCTTATTGCCGTAGGCGCCGCCAATCTGGTCCTTGAGGTCTTCCCAGCCGTCAATATTCACTCCGCGGCAGGCCAGTGCGATCTTGAGAATATCACCCTTGCCGATGGTGTAACCGCGCTGCTGGTATTTCAGAACGCGAGTTAGCGAGGCCAGCGGATAGCGCGTCCCCTTGTTGAAACGCAGGAACCGCTGCGAGCAGTGCTTCAAGAAGTCGTCATGGAAAATGAACTCATTGGAATCCAGATCCAGCGCGGCCATGTTGATGGTGAAGTCGAACGCCTTGAAAATATCTTCTGCCGTAGGGAAGAAGTCGAAATGCATCAACTGATAGATGTATGTCTGGTTGTCGGAAAACGTCACCGCACGCTTGCTGGCATCGACGCACCAAAAGCCTTCTTCGTATGCTTGAAATACAGCCTTCTCAAACGCGGCGCGGCTCTTGAAGTAAATGTCTGCGTCATTCACCGGCTGCGCCGTGAAGACGCTGGTAATCGCCCCGCCAGCCACAAACGCTTGTTCGAACGGGTACGCCTTCGCGCGCACCATCTTCTTTTCCGCTTCGTAGGTCTGTGTCATCTCAATGCACCGTCCGTTTGTGCTTCGCCTTGTAAACAACGTCGCCGCTCCACGTCTCAATCCGCGTGATGTCTGGAAACGCCTGCCCGAGAAGTTCGGCCTGCTCGGTGCTGTAGAGCGCCAAGGCAATCCACTTTTCTTGTTCGTCGCGCGTGATATAGACGTGATAAATGTTCATCAAAACCGTGTGCCCCTACCAGGTGGAACTACTGGTGCGCAGCGCGCACCAGTAGTGTGTTGCTGCGTTACTTGCGTCCCCACGGCCGGCTCTTGCCGCCCGCAGCAGTAGTCGCAGCCGCAGCGCCGTTCCCAGTTGTGCGCGCATCGCCGCTTGCGGGACGGTTGTCGTTAATGGCACGCGGCGCTGGCTTGTTGTCGTTCGCAGCGGTCACGCCGATTTCAGGCATGTCGTCTGCGTCGGGGAAGTAGAACCGCTTGCATTCGTTGCGCGGCTCGTACACCGTTCCGGCAACTTCACGCCGCTTCGACAAGCCAACCTTCGCAACGAAACTCTGGAATTTCAGTTCGTCGCTATCCTCGATCTCGGACAGTCCAATCGCGCGACACAGCGAGGCGAGCTGCTTCTGCCCAATTTCCTGGGCCTGAGCGTTCGGGTTTTCGAGCGTGATATTGCCGAAGATCAACCGGCCTTTGTACTCCTCCGGTTCAATCACGCCGTAGCGCAGTTTCAGAAGCGTACCGTCGCCTTTCTTGGTAGCGGCAACGTCGGCCTCGGTAACCTCAAGCTTGTAGATTCCTTCCGGCAGGTTCTCGTAATCACGCTGCTCGGTATCATGCTCTTGCGCGTTAAATTTAGTCCCAAGTTGTGCCATATGATTCCCGTGGTCCGGGTTGCGGCTGTGCCGCGTAGCACTCGGCTAAAGGGCCGATCGTGCTTAGAGTATTAGTCGCGGGCGCTGTACTGCTCAGCGTCGAGCGCGTCGTTTTTGCCTTGCTCATAAGCCTCACCTTCAAGTTCCTCGCGCGCCGTCTCAACAGCAACGGCGGCGAGGTCTTGCCAGATACGCGCAAGCGGCTGGTTGATTAGCTCGGCGCGCTTCGCTTCCATCGCTGCGGCGACGCGGGTTGTGAGGGTTGTCATGCGGCCTCCAGTAAGCCGCGCACCGCGAATCCAAGAGAGAAAGAAGACACGGCCAGCGATATGATTGATAGCCAGAAGACTAGCTCCATCACGCTGCCCCCGCCACACGCTCAGCCTGCTTCGGGAAATAGCCTGACAAAATCTCAAACCCATGCCCCTTCTTAAATGGCAGCGTCGGCTTCTCGATCTCGTAGCGATTTCCGGCGATGTATCCGGGCCGCTCCTGTACAGCGATATTGATTTCGCCCGCACCCTCGCCCCGGTTGTTCGTCTTCTTAAACCCCGCATCTTCCTTCTTGATGGAAATACGTTGATGCACAAATCCGATCAGATCCGATGCGTCGGCAATCGCGCTGCCGGCGTCGTCGCGAAGATTGAGTCGATACCGTGGATAGCTGTCCGTCGTCACACCAGGCTCGGTCTTCACCTTGACGTGGCCGAGAAGCACGACGTAGTAACCAGCCTTCTTAAGCTTCAGGCACTCCTTGATGAACTCGTGCCAGATTGCCTGCTCGGCGGCATAGCCTTTCCCGTATCCAGGCTCTTCAATGTTTGCCCAGCCGTTGCGCTGACATGCCTCCGCTCGGATAAGCAACTCAAGGCCATCGAGCGCATCCAATACAAATGTCTTGCGGTCGTGTTCGGCCTCCGCCATGTAGGCCATCTGGTCCAGAATGTCGGCGTAGGACTCCGACACACCGAGCGACTTCATTACAACACCGGAAGGCGCACGTTCACCGTCGCCTGTACGGACGTACAGTGGCGCCGGATATTCCGAAGCGAGAGTGGTCTTTCCGGTCTTGGCTCCGCCGTAGAACGTGCACAGCGGAGGATCAGTATCAGAGGTATCTTTAAGTTCGTCCCAAGAAATCGCCATTAGGTTTGTTTCCTAATGAAAGATAGCCCGCGGCGAAAGGGCCGCTCAGGCTGTGTTAAGCGCCAGACAGTGGCGGAGGCTTACATGCCGCCAAGGCTACTAATCCAACGATAAGGACAAGTAGCCACATTGGCAGCGTCACCCGAAAACTCCCAGCCAAACACCAATCCCATGAATCACGCCAACTGGCGCCACGATGCATCCGAACAGCAAGAGGATCCACGCGCTGGCCTTGATGCAGACGATAACGTGAGTGATCCAGGCTGCTGCACTACCGAGCAGTAGCGTGAGGATGGCAAAAATGCCCATGGCTGGAGCGACGGTTGAGCCGGGACCAGAGAAACGCGATGAGCGGGAAGAAGAATTGCGAATGCCGAAATTAGTCATGGTTAAATCCCCAATGGAGCAAAGAACCCGCCGCAATAAAGCAGCGTCAAAGTAATGGCCGGGGCGATAACTAGCTCCGTCCATCCGTAAGTGTCAGTTTTACGTTCGCCGAACTTTGCGATGGTGTGACCGGCGCCAAGTGTGATTAGCGCGAGCATGGTGATTTGGGGCCAAATGTGCATTAGGCTGCTCCTACAGATACGATTGCGAGCCATCCTTCGACGCCCTGCCCCTGAACCGCAGTTTCGTGAACCTCACCCATGAGAGACGAGTCCATCTGCATGTCGCGCACAGCCTGTTCCGCCTCTTCGCGCGTTACGTAAATTTCTTCGCCCTCAAGTTCAGTCTTTTCGGTGCCAACCCACTGCGAGACAGATTTCCAGTCGATGCGGTATCCCATCACGCTGCCTCCCTTACCTGCCAACCTTCCATCTGCTCCGCCACCACGCGCAGCGCAGCGGCCTGGCTCTTGTGTCGAGCACGCGACTTGCGGCGCCGCTCCTCGTATGACTTGCGGTCGTTCCAGTCGGCTACAGCGCGGAGGCTGGCTGCGCTGGCGCCAAAGGCGAGTGCCTGCTGCAGGGTAATGACTGCCGCACTGGCGAGCGGCAGGTGGCGGTGTGCGTTGAGGTTGGTGATGTTGTTCATTGTGGTGGCTTCCCCTCGGTGAGAGATTCAAACAGTGGCGGCACGGCAATTTTGTCTCTGGCGTATTCTCGCGCCTTGTCCATTGCCGCTGTTCGTTCGTTGAAATCGGACTGAACGCGCTCACAAATGATCGCGATCTTCGTCCATGTATCGGTCAAGTTGCCATTTGAGCCCTTGTATTCGACGCCGTGCGGGCCAATGAAGTGGTAATGCACGCGCGGAATTAGACCGCCTCGGACAACGATGGCGTCGCAGTACAGCGCGCGGGCCACCATCTGGTGGATGGGCTCGCCGTACTTGAGGCAGATTGGCTTCGGCTTAAACCACATCACGCCACCTCCCTCACCTGCACGTCACCAACCCGCCCCGTGACGCGCTGATAGACGTCGAACTGCTTGCCTGGATTTACCGATGCCAGCCGCTCTGCTTCCTTGGTAGCGCTGGCGGCAGAGGGATGGACGTGGGGCCAAGACGAAGGACGAGGCTGGCCGTTATCGACGCGGGCGACGATGCAGGGCGTGGCGTGGTCGTTGGCTGGTGCGCCCCACGGCGACGGTGCCACCACCAAATCTTCCGGCTTGAACGACCAGTAGCGGCCATCGTCCATGCGAACTCCGACGCTCTCGTCGCTCGACAGCGTTACCGTGCCGGTGTCGCCAACGGCATAGCGCTGTGTATTGCGGATTAAGCGAACGCGGCTGTTGGGTGCGAAGGTGGGTGGGAGGAGAGTCAGTTCGTTGGGCCGGTAATACCACCCAGCATCGCCATGAACGTACCCATAATCATCAAGTTCTCTATCAATCGTGTCGATGGAGCCAACAGCTGCGCCGTGGCTACTGCCGTTGTCATCGTTGCCGTCCCTTACCACGCGCACCCGATCACCAACCTTGAACACCCGCTCCTTCACCGCTGCCGCCTTCCGCTTGCTAGGAAACGGCACGCCGAAGTACCACTCGCAACCATCATCCCTATTCGCTTCGCTTGCATCTGCGCTCATGCTCTTTCCCCTCAATGCCGCGTGCGGCTAACTGGAAACGGAATCACGTTGCTTTCTTCGTCGTCCGCGCTTTCCAGCGAGGACGACGGCCACCACTCGCGCTTTGGATTGCCGCAGTTGTCGTGGTAGCGAACGAGGTATTCGTCCTCGCTTCCGACAACGATGCGCATGCCGTCGATCATTCCGATGATGTCGGACTCATCGATCTCGACGAGGTCGCCGAGGTCGAATGCGGTTAATGCGTACAAGGCGAGTTCAGTTGGGGTCATTTCGTGGTCGCTCCTGGTGGTCAGAATGAAAGCGGCGAAGTTGCGAGCGTGATCGGCCGCCGCGCGCTAGGTTGCGGAACCTTGTATCGAGCCGTTTCCTCAGATAGCGGCATCACGCAGTCGGCGGAGAGCAGGAACACGGGACGTCGACCGTCGCCGTATTCGTTCAAAGCTCGGATATCTGTTTCGTAGAACTTGTCGGGGTGGGCAGCCTGCAGCGAGGCCAACTCGTCGTCGGCGCCAGTCTGCTCCACGCGCTCGTCGTATTCGGCGATGAGGATGAGCCGACGCACTGTGTTGGCGTCGATTCCCGTAGCCGCGGCGATTTCATGCTGCGCTAAACCATCACCCCAAAGGTCGAGAATTTTGAACAAACGTTCATCTGAAACAGCCACTTCTGCACGTGCTGCCTCAATTTTAGGCCGGTTCGCCTTATAAAATTTCTTTACAGACGAGAGGGAAGCGCCGAGAATTTTTGCAACATCTTCGATCGTCAATTCCGACACACAGGCAAGGTCAATCGCCCGCGCGGAAGTCTCGCTTCCCCACTTAAACATATGGCATTCCTTGTGTTTTTGAGTTTTGCTTTCCTTAATCATAGTATAGAAATTTTATAGATTCGCAACGGCAAAAGTGTAAAAAGATAAAATTTATACACGATGCTTTTCCGAGGAACTGAGAAACCTTGTTTTTGTTGATTAAATTAGGCTTGCGCGGCTGCCGTTCGTTCCCTATTAGGAACCAACTTTTGTATAGGAGCGTGAGATGGACTATGGGAAATGGTTGGATCGCGGCTTAGAAAAGGGTGAGCCGAGTGAGAAGACGATTCGCATGCAAGCCCTCGCTGAACGTCTTGGTTTCAGTAACGGCACCTATCTGTACAAATTTATAAACGGTGAGCGCGAGTTATCTCCGAAGCGGATTGCTATATGCGCTGAATTCTTCGGCGAGCCGGTTCCTTCTAATGGGAACAAGTCGAGCAGCAATAAGAAGGCTGCGTCTACACCACCTCCAGTGCATCGCACTACGACCATTGGCCTAACGAGCTATCCTGTTCTTGGTGTAGTTGAGGCCGGCGCCTTCCGCGAGGCTGACTTAATCAATGACGTAGAGCCGCGCATGATTGAGGCCTACCATGACGACGTCTATCCGAACGCTAGGCCAATGGCGTGGGAAGTACGCGGCGACTCGATGAACCAACTCGGTATTGTGGAAGGCATGGTTGTTCTGGGTGTGGATTTCCAACAGGCCGGCGGAACATTGCAAAACGGAACGATCGTTGTGGTCGAGCAAAACCGCGGCGGCCTTATCGAGCGATCGCTGAAGGTGGTTGCTCTGTATAATGACCGAACGGAATTTCAGCCGCGCTCTTCCAACGCAATTCACAAGCCTATTATTTATCGCAACGGTAACTCGCCTGACGCAGAGGTCCGCGTATTGACGCTTGTGCGAAGGGGTGAAGTTTATTTTTGATCGGTAGCGTCACGCGGGACTGCAGCGCGCACAACTTACAACACGCGCAGCTTGCATCTTGCAGATTTTTCTACGGCGCGCTTGCATGTCGAGAAATTTTATATCAATATACTTCTTGGGTGTAGAAACCCGGATTAGAACTAGGCGTGGTTATCGCGCCGAAAACCCACACCGCGTGGGAGTCGCGCTCTGGCGAGTGCGTCACTTGGCCGTTTTAGGGCCGGGGGCGCCGCGCCATGTCCAGAGCCCTCGGGCTTAAAAGCGTGACGACAGGTAGTTCTGACCTGTTTCTACCCCCCGGCTTCGGGCAGTCTGTGCGTGGGGGTGTTTTATGTGCGTACTAGGGTTTTCTAAAGGAATCGGCTGCCTAAAAGGGCGTTCCTTCGACCCTGCAGCTTTCTTCTCATACCAGCGTATATTAGGGCTGGATCCGTACGTCCGCGGCGGATCGATCGGATTCAGGCTCTCCGACAATGTTATTGCCTCGTGCCTGCACAAGTGGGCCGAGGAGAGCGACCCAGACGGGGTGGCTAGGCATGAGTATGCCGCCATGGCGTGGGAAACACGGCGGCCGAACCAGAAAATAGTAAGCCTTGGCAACGGGTAACTCCACCGTAGTGTAATTATTTTAGATTTTTACACTTTGCCACTTGCCTTTCTATACAATTTCTATACAGTCTCCCCATCGCATCGGGGAGACTCACATGTCATCCATTATCGAGAAACGCCGCTCAATTGAGCGCAGCATCAATTGGCCGGCCTACCGCGAACAGCGTGAGCATCTTGCGGAGTTGTTTGCTCCGATCGCGCACAACGGTCAGGCTAAGTGCCCGCTTTCAATCGGCATCAAATACGACCTCGTCGGCACGAACACTGGCTTGTCCGTAAAGGAAGTGAAGCACTTCCTGCGCGCCTACACGTTCGGGCCGAAGTACCTGCGCACGTTGAAGGTTGGTGCGTGGCGTACTGGCCTTGACGGGCACATTGACGGTTGGGTGTCGCCCAATGAGGCGGCATTCGCAGCGATGTCGCTCAAGGCGCATTACGCAGATCGTGAGCGCCGCCGGATTGTGCGTGAGGTTGGCCGCATGGCGGTTGCTGGCGCGCTGCAGGAGGCGGTGTGATGTGGAAAGTCGGCGAGCCAAGTGATTACGAGGATGTCTGTTTTATTCCTGTCTTCGTAGATGATGCCAACGTGGCCAGCGTCTGGGTTCTCGGAGACCGTCCATACGGTGATTGGTCCGAAGAAGCTTACGCGCGGTCTGACAAAATACGCAGCGAACGCGCCTCTCTAATCGTCCGCGCCGTCAACACACACGACGCATTGGTGGAGGCGCTGGAGGCGGTATCGGCCCAACTTCGTAAGCGCGAGTGCAGCATCAAAGACTGCAAGGTTCTGGATTCGGCAGACGCCGCCCTGCTCCTCGCAAGTGGAGCAGACCAATGAATGAAGCAGCACAGCTCGGCGCCATGTTCGCCGGCATCCTTCTCAGCATTTCAATCTTGTTCGTATTCGCCCGCAACATGAGGTGGATCTGATGCTTATGCAGACCGTACAGCAGAGCGTGCAGCCGATGAGCGCACAACAGCAAGCAGACCAGATGCTCGCAGTTTGGCAGCAGCGCCGGGATTTGCCGCCCGAGAAGCGATTGGCTGTTTTGCAGGTGGCGCAATCTTTTCAGGTGCCCGCATGACCCCAACCCATTCCACAGCAGGCGGGCGGACGGCGATCCCAGAGAGCAAATGGAAATGGTTCGGCATGGCTGGGCATTTCATTTGCGCTGATCATTGCCTTCATCACCTTGCAACAAGGATTGGTAATTTTCTCATTTCGACTGTCGGTGATTACCGACCTAGGCGGAACGGCGAGCAATTAGGTGAGCGCGAGAAAATAGGCTGCGACCGCTTCTTTGAAACGATGGTTTTCAAAATCGGCAAAGGTGAATGCAACTGCGGATGTGGACTTC